CTAGACTAGCGCTAAGTCTAACAATTAATTATTTTTATATAAACTATGATTACACGCGTTGATACCGTATTAATCGGAAAGAAATGCCCTACAGCCTATACTACTGTAGATGCTTTGGCTAAAGGGGACGTTGCTTTATTTGACTAGAATAAAGCACTAATTACAACTGCTGCTAATGCAGTAAATGCATCTACTGTTTATGTAGGTGTAGCTGGGGATAATATGACAATTACTCTGCCCAACGGTACTACTGCAACAAAGAGAATGGTAGAATATTCTAACGCCATTCAAAAAGCTTCTAAACCTTCGTATGTACAAGGTGATTATGTTGCACCAGTTCAAGAGAAAATCGAAATTGATTTAACTAATGCTACTGTTGTTATCGGTCACAGATATGTTTTACGCATTGTTTATAAAGACTTATATGAAGCTCCAGGACAGTTTACTCATACTTATGAAGTAATTGCTTCAACTGAGACTGCTGATGATTTGGGAAATGCACTTTTAGCTAAAATTAACAAACACGCTAATCGTAGAGTAAGTGCTACATTTGCAAGTCATAAGCTAACTTTAACTGCAATGGAAAAAGATGACAATGAAGGAGTCAATTCTTTGAATGAATACTCTGTAGTTTCTATGGAAGCTTCTCTGTACGTTACTATTCCTGGTGCATTATTGTCTAATGTTCCTGAAGCAGTTCCTGGTGCAACTATTACTAAGACTGCTGGTAAACCTGGTAAAGGTTACTGGAAACAGGTGCGTGATATGGAAGTACGTATGTTGGGTTATAAGGGTCATGTATTCACAGATGCGTATCCTGCAATTGAACCAAAACGCAATGTTGAAGAAGGTTCTACATACGATTACTTTACTATTGAAAATGATAATCTGTATTTGAGTCCTGATAATCAGTATATTAAGACTACTCCGTTGACTACAGAAGTATATATTGAACACAATGCTACTAATAAAACTTCTGTATTCGCTAAGGCTCTTGAGGCATTTATTACAGGTGAAGCAGAATAATACACGGTTTCTTTATTTAAACCCAGGCGAGGTTGAGGTTTATCCTCGGCTTCGCCTTTTTAATTTTTTGTAGATATGAAAATAATTAATACAAAGATAGAGAATAACATACTTACAATTACTTTAGATAGCGCTAGTTCAGTAACTAAAGTTTATTTAGATAGTGTTCTTAATAAGAAGAATATGTACAGTAGTGATGATGACGATCATAACTATGTCATTGATTCTCCTAGCATTTCTGATAATGTCATTACGATAAACATTAAAGAACACGATGCCACATCTTTCATAGTTAGTGTTATTGGCAGTAATAATGCAGTTGCAATAGCTATAGACTAGAAGAATTTGTACTATAGGAAAGTAAACATGTTAGTAACTTTTTGCAATACTTGTTTAGATAAGCACCAAAAGGAAAAAATATTAATGTGTGATTTTAAATCACAATTACTTGAATATGCTCTAGCTAATCAGTTAACTGAAGATGCTATAGATTATTATATTGATTTATGTAGACTCTTAGAAATCCCATTAGAGCATACTTGCTGTACGTATAGTAGAGTAACAAATTGTAAGGTTTGTAGGAGCTGCAATAATGGTTGTTGTGCACTATGATAGAGAATAACTATAAAATAGGTAAAACAATAAGCAATAAAGTAAAGTATAATATTGCTTATGATAGAACTCAAATATTAAACTACGTGTGTGTTAATTACGTATATGATATACTAATTCAAGGATACGCGTTTAATATAGATGAGGAACAGAGAATGAAATTATTAGTAGTAATAGATAAACTATTAAAGTAATGGCATAGTACGCAACTAAAGATGAATTAAATGAACTCACAGGATTAGTAAGAACATTGTAGGGTAATGTATAGACTCTAGATACTAGCGTTGGTGAGCTTGATACATTAGTTGAAAGAATTAATCATTTAGCTACTCTTAAAGATGTTACTATTACTTATATTACAGAAGGAGATTTACTGTAGTATGCTAGTGATGGTACATGGCACAATATCCAACCATCAGCATTAGGTATTGGTGGTGGTGAAGGCGGTGGTGTAGTAGATACTTCTGTAGTAAAAGCTTTGATTAAATCTGAAGGTAGTAAGTTGTTTATAAGTAAACTATATGATGATGTATCTTCAGGTATAATTACTTTCAACGGTGGTTTAAGAAGTAATAAGATGACTTATCTAAATCAAGGAGTTTAGATGGGTACTTTTGTTACTGGTATGATTGGTGGTACAGGTGCTCAAATAGATAAAGATGGTAGAGGAGAAATGACCAGCCTTATTCTTAGAGAGTTCTTAGAAGTACCAGAATTAAGATTTAATAAGATAGATGTAGTAAGTGGTGAGCTATGGAATTCAATAGCATTTGGTACTATTGAAGATGTAGACTTAGTTAACCAAATAGTTACATTGAAACTAGAAGAAGGTGAATATAGTGGTATACATGTAAATGATATATGTAGAGGTATATTCCATAATTTTGATGGAGTTAATAATACTGAAACTGGTACTGACGATTGTGGGTTTGATAAAGTACAAGGATTCTCTACAGCTTATTTTACACCTATCGAAGTATTAGATGCTAGAGGTAAGTAGTTTAGATATTCATTGAAACAAGGTACTACACAACATCCTTGTAAGGCAATGAAGTTTGCTGTTTATGGTAACTTTACTGATGAAACTAGAAGATCTAGTGCTTATGCTACTCGTACATATAAACGATATTTAAAGGATGTAAATACTTGGGCTCTGAACTATACTAATATAGCTTCACAGTTTGGTAACCTAAACGGTCTTACTATACCAGGTGCTCCTAATAATGGTCAATTACAAGGTGATGGTGCATACTTGACTAATGTATATATGACTGGTTCTATTATTGAATTTACACCAGAATAGTTAGACCAATTACATGGACAAGATGCTTATGCTGTTTCACTTAGTAGTGAGTTTGGTACAGTAATTGTAGATAATGAATTTAACATTATTGAAGATTATAACCAAACGAAATCTCTTACTTTTGCCGTACAGGCTTGGAAAGGTAAAACAGAACTAACATATAGTACAGTATATAATGAAGGAAGTTACTTTGTAGAGTATACTCCAACAGGTGTAGAATGTACTATGCAAGATGGTGTATTCAAAGTAACTAAGATAACTAATATCAATGATATGCGTATTGATTTAGTTATTAATTGTGAAGGAGCTATATCAGTAAATAGAAGATATAATATGAGCTACCAACTTGAAGCTAACGGATTGTGGGTAACTTATAATGATAATGATGCTACACCAGATAGACCTGTTGGTGATGGTACTTCTTACGGATGGCATAGAAACTATACAGCTTCAGCAATTTGGATGTCTACTAAAAGTTCTCGTAAAGTAGATGAAGGAGAATGGGGCGATCCTAATAGATTCCGTGGTGCTTCAGTAGAAGGAGCAGATGGGCAATATACAGTATTCTGTTATACTAATTCTAGTGTACAACCACCTAAGCCTACTAGTTCACAAATACCTCCTGTAGATGATAACTATACTTGGTACATGTATCCACCTAAGAGAGAAAGCAAAGAAGTATTTACTTGGATGATACAAGCTACTGTATATCCAGATAAATCATTATCAGGTTGGACAGATCCTATTAGACTTACTGGGGAAACTGGTGAAGATGGATCTGATGGTACTAAACTTGAATTTATTTATCAAGTAACTAGTGTTAATGAAGCTCCAGATAAACCAGATACATCTCAACAAGACGATTACATACCATTTGGTTGGTCAGATAGTCCTCAAGGAGTATCTAAAGAGAAAATGTACGAATGGGTATCACAACGTGAAAAGAAGTCTGCTAAAATTGGAGAAGGTGTATGGGGAGAATTTACACAACCAGTTTTGTGGTCTAAGTGGGGTGAAAAAGGTATGGATGGCGATGGGTATGAATATATATTTACTCGTACTGCTGACGTTGATAGAGTACCACAAACTCCTTCATCTATTCAATAGAATGACTATATTCCTACTATATCTAACGGTGGTTCTAAAGACTATAACTGGTCTGATGATCCAAAGGGAGTAAATGAAGACTATAAAGCAGAATGGACTTGTAAACGTGTACGTACAGATGGAGTATGGTCTAACTTTAGTACACCAGCACTATGGTCTAATTGGGGTGAACAAGGTTTATCAGGTGGTCACTATCAATATAGATGGAAAGTATCTGCTACTAAGCCTGCTATTCCAACAGATACAGCTGCTTCAGGTTGGACTACTGATAGTGAAATAGTTCCACCAGAAGGACAATATGTTTGGTAGATTCAACGATTTGCTAATCCAGATGGTACTTTAACAGCGTGGTCTAACCTTATACGTCTTACTGGTGCTGACGGTGAAGATGGTAAAGATGGTAATAGTATTGAATTTATTTATACTAGAAATGCTGATGGTAAAACTCCTAGTACTCCTGCTAGTGTAAACCAAGCTGGTCATATACCTAGTGGTTGGTCTAATCATCCTTAGGGTGTAACTGCATCTTTAGTATATGAATGGGTATCTCAGAGATACTTAGATAAGGCTACTCAAGTATGGGGTAACTGGTCTACCCCTGGTATATGGTCTAGATATGCTGAAAGAGGTAAAGATGGCGATGGATATGAGTACATCTATAAGAGATTCTCTAACTATGTTGGTGGAGATAGTTTAGGTCCTGGTGGTTCTAATTACCCACCTGCAAATGTGGATTCCAGTGAATATCAAGCTGATGATTATGTACCTAGTGGATGGGATGATAACCCAACTGGACCTACTGAATCTATACCTTATGAATATGTTTGGACTAGAAAGAAAGAGAATAGTAAATGGCAAGCTTGGAAAACTGGAGCACTATGGGCTAAATGGTCTAAGGATGGTGAGCCAGGTAGACCAGGTCAAGATGGTAAACCAGGTGAACCTGGAGAACCAGGTAAGCCAGGATCTAATGGTTATAGTATAACTGTTAATGGTTGTCCTTCTGCCATTAGGTCTTCAAAGGGATTCCTACAAACTACAAATGTAAAACTAAGTGCCATAAAAGTTAGAGTTGATGATAGTGCTACTAGTTCTGTATCAGGATATTGGAAAAGCTATTATTTAAACAGTTCTGGTTCATGGCAATAGATCAACAGTATATCTGGTACTACGTTTACTTCCACATGGAATTCATCATTATCTACTACAAAGTTCTGGTTTGGATTTACTACAGATAGTAGCGATTACAGTTCGTTAAGTCCTACTAGTCAATATAAAGTATGGTCAGCTGAAGTTCCAGTAGTATTTGATGGAGATGTATCTGATATAGATGAAACTTATACCATCATGAGAGATAGAGGTCAATGGAGATCTGGAGTACAATACTATCATGATAAAGCATCAAATGCAATAAAAGGTCAAGATGTATCTAGTGTAACTAATTATTACTTATATTCAACAGATCAAAGTGTATCTTATGATACTACTAACTGGTCTACTAATGTACCTACAAATACATACGATCAAGGTAAATTACACTCTTATAGTAAGATAACATATTCAGATGGTACTATTACCAAAACAATACCTGAAGTATTATTAACATATTCTAATTCTAGAGTAACATCTGTTACACAATACTTTGCAAATTCAACTAATACATCTGTTCCTAGTGAAGGCTGGTCTACTAACAAGCCCGCATTAAATAAAGATAAACCTTATTTATTTAGATACTTTATTGTTAATTATGTTAATAGTAATTCTCAATCCACTAGTACTAATTCTACTAAGAAGGCAATAGCTAAGTATTAGAATGATTATACTCAGTATTAGAACTATGATAATTTAACTATTATAGACTATGTAGTATATCAAGGTAATGTGTACTTAGCTAAATAGAATAATACTAGTTAGACACCCAGTATGACTAGCAGTTATTGGAATATATCTTCTAAGCAAGAAATACTAACAGTAAATAACTTACTAGCTAACAATGCTAAGTTAGGTGACTTTAACTTTAGTGGAAGTGTATTTACTTCTAATAATGGTAAACTGTCAATGAATAGTAATACTGGTAGGTTTGTTTGTACAGACGTTAATATTACTGGTAGCATAACAGCTACTTCTGGTACATTTACTAATGGTACATTTACTAACTGTACTACTAGCAGTTTAACTATTACTGGTGGAAACATTACTATGACAGGTCAGTTTGTTGATAAAGCTATAGGTAATGATACTACTACTAGAACTTTTGATACAAAAAGTACATTAAATAAAGAAGGACTTAGAGTAGTAATACAAAGACCTACAAACGATGGATCTGGTATTATATCAAATTTTGGTGGATACGTTAAAAGTCTTCCTGTAACAGATTATTTATATAAGAATCATATGTGTGGAGTTTAGATAAACTCTTTACAAGAGTATTATATTCCACTATCTATTGATGCTTCCAGTAATTCAAATCCTGCTATGTATATAGATAGAGGTTATATACAAGGTTTAAGATTGAAAACTACACAAATGAGTGCGTCACATGAGACAGCTGATGCGTATGGATCTTACGTTATACGAGTACAAAAACATGGTGTTGTTATCAGTTTGTCTAATACTGCTGGAGAGGGAACTATGATATTTGTAAAAGGAGCATATGATTTTACTGTAAGACCATCTTCTGGTACACTGTGGCATTCTGATGGTAATTCATCTGGTAGTTTGACATGTCGCGCTGGACGTTCTTACATTTTTATAAAAGGAACAGGAGGTCAATGGTGGGAATTCTATTGTTCTCCATGATAATAAAATTAAATAAAGAAACGTATGAAAATAAATTTTAAAGAATTCAAAGTATATACTAATTTAGCTAAAAGCGATAGTCAATTAATAAACATAGTTACTGAATTAGCTGATGGTATATATAAGACAGCTCAGGGTATTGCTGGGCATTCCTTAGCACTTAAGATATATAATTCAAAAGGGGAAGAAGAGTATACAGAAGAAGAGTTTTCTATTATACAGAATTATGCTAATCAATACGGTACTCCTTTCTTTATAGATGCTTTAAACAGTATTAAGAATGAACAATCAATTACACAATCAGATCAAACAGCTGAGTGATAGAGAACTACTAGAGGGCATCTATTAGATGCTCCTAGTAGTAATGTAGGAACAATTAATCAGCGATAGTAAATAGTTAGGTATAAATGTTATAGCTGATTTATTAGTAGATAATATGTATAGAAATAGAGAAAGAAATGAAAATAATAACAATGCACCATATATTAGGCAATAAAGTATTAGAATATGATGTTGATGATAGAGGAGTAATCGTAGATGAGAGAGAAATTGATAGAACTATTAATTTAAACCCTAATATACCTGATGTATCTATTTGGATTAAACAACACATGGTGTTCTGGTACGATATATCAAAGCCTGCGGATGTTTATACACAGAATTTTAATGATTGGCAAAATTATAACCCTAATTCTGTTAGTATAACCAACAATAAGATTGTGGTTAATGGTTTGATAGACAATTTTAGAATAGCATCCATAGGAAAAGAAACAGAATCTTTTTCCGTATTTATAGAAGGTCTTGGTGATAAAAACTTAGTATATAGAGTGAAGTTGGATGAAAATAGTGATCAAATCACAAATATTAAGTTAAAAGACGGAGAAAATGTACTTCCTCATAGTTTTGCTACAACTGTTGCTTTTATGGGAGTAAGTGGAGTAACTGATTACATAGGTCTTACCATTACCCAGCTCTCGTCAGGACAATCCGTTCCCACAAACGAGATACTAAAAGCCAATCCATACTTGCAGGATTTCAGTGGAAACAACAGACGATTGAAACTTAACAATTTCCTGTTCGCTGCAATGAGCGGTGTGGGAGGGTATGACATTTCTAGCACCAATATTCTACCCGATAGAGCAAATGTTACTGTTACGGATAACAGGGTTATACATATTACTAAGAAACTATCCACCACAGATAACATGGTAAACATAGTTCCGGCAAACTCTAACCCAACGCATAAGTTTAAGGTTACAGGTCTTTCTGATGGCAGACAAGTTAGTTTGGTAAACAGAAATGGCGGATTTTATACCTTTGACAACGGGGAACATGAGGTGACATTAACCTATCCCGAAGGAACCACTTCATTGTATAACGCCATAGGAGTTACAGGGGATATAGGAGATATGGACGTAACAATAGAGTTTATACCTAGATATCCCAACGCCCTAGTAACTGATGGGGTAGATGATTACGGTGTTGTGGAGAACTTGCAGCAGGGCGTTAAGGTGTTGTTTATAACTATCAATCCGTTCATTGATGGAAAGTTTATCTATGACCAAAGACTGAATACTACTGAACCTTGGCTGTTTGCCGTATTCAATGACAAAGGTAGTATTGCTTATAATAGTAGGAACTCAAACGGCAAGACCTATATTGATGGAACACTGAATGAATCTACAATAGTTTCCGCTTTGTTAAACAAAAAGCAAATAATCACCATAGTAAACAATGATGTGACAGGTGATAAAACTAAAACTCCTGTATTCTTTAGCAATACTGACCATGATAGCGGATGGATTAGTTCAGCTTTCTACAACTCCTTCGGGTTCGATTCCGTTCCCACCAAACAGAATGACGGATTCACCGAGCAGGATTTGATTGATTATGTACTTGAAAATTTGATAACAAAATGAGATACATTATAGTAACAATAGAATGGTGTATGGAACATGGGATTGTTCCGCCCATCCACGCAAGAAGAAGTGTTGATGGAACAATGATCCTGTTACACGAGGATTTTGTCGCACCCGTATTGGGAGATGAAGAGATTTCTTCCTATCTTTACGACAGCAATGAGTTAAGTGAAATATTAAATAGCGAAGTATGGACAGAAATGAATTAATAGATAAATTAAAACCTTATTTTGAAGTAAGTGAATTAGTATGCCCTCATTGCTACTCCAAGTTTGGTGAATCTTCATGGTAGTTTATAAGTACTGAATTACTTAGTACTTTGTATATACTACGTACTAAGATATTCAATAAACCTATTACTATTAATACTTGGAAAGCAGGTGGATAGTTCTCACAGAGAGGATTGCGTTGTAATATGTGTTAGTTAGTAAAGAGTAAAAATAGCATTTACTTATCTGCACACTGTTTAGGTAAAGCAATAGATTTTAATGTAAAGGATTTAGATAGTAATACAGTGAATAATATAGTAAGATAGAATGCTGAATTATTTGAATATCCTATTAGATTAGAAGCTAATACCGACGGGTGGTCTCACATTGATTGTTACGTACCTAAGGACTCTTCTAAGAAGCTTTTAGAGTTTAATGGATGAGTTGTTCATTTAATAAAGAAAATGGCTTAAAACGCCTTAAAATGCGTTATGGAAAAAGAAACTATTTTATATAATATATTATATGTGGATAATAAAGCAAGAACAATTATTCCTGAAGTAGTTAATGCTTGGAATCTTACTCCACATAGATTTATTAAGTCTGGTGAAACTGTATCTATTGATATTAATCGTACTCTGTATATTATAAAAGGATTTAGTTCATCAGATTATGTGCACATAGATGTAAAGTAGGATAGAATAGATATTACACTAGATTCTAATGATACTAATGCTACTAGATAGGCTAGAGTATCTTTAAATATAAGTGATCCTACTGGAACTCATAAGTTATTACAGTTTGTAATACATTAGAATTAATAATTAAAATATACGTATATGACAAGAATAACAAGAAGCTATATAGCTCCAAATCCCAAAGAGTTTGATTACTGGGTTGACTTAGCAGCAGATCCAAAAGGTAATGTAATTAAGTATTATGCAGGTAGTAGCAAATGGCTACCAATAAATGATGATACAGATAATGATCAGAGTGCTAAGATTGCTGCACTTGAATCAGGTAAAGTAGATAAGGTAGAAGGAAAAGAACTATCTAGTAATGACTTTACTGATGCATATAAAACTAAACTAGATGGTATTGCTGCACAAGCAAATAAATATGTTTTACCAACAGCTACAGCTGAAATTATTGGTGGAGTAAAGGTAGGAGCAAATATTTCTTATAGTAATGGTACAATTAGTCTTAGTAAAGCTAATGTAACTAGTGCATTAGGATATACACCTCCTACAGCAGATACTAAAGTGACTATAAATAATACTTTAACGAGTACTAGTACTACAGAAGCTTTAGCTGCTGCTCAAGGCAAAGCTTTAAAAGATTTAATTGACGCATTAACTACAAGAGTTGCTGCATTAGAAACTCCAGCAGCTTAATATAACAAATACATATGGTAACGAATAGGATAATATTTTTTGCAACGTCTGTTCAACCTAATCCAGAAGAAATAGACTATTGGGTTGACTTATCTGATAATCCTTATGGTGGTAGCATTAAATATTTCAATGGAACCGAATGGGTAAGGCTAGCTGCCTCTGGTGGTATGCCTGATCTTAGCAACTACTATACTAAAACATAGGTAAACAAATTGCTTAATGATAAAGCAAACATTAGTGATGTAGATAGTAAAGTAGATGATGAAGAGGTAAAAGACGTAATAAAAGATATACAGTTTAATACTTCAAATCCTAATGACATTACTATGGTAATGTTTAAGTATGATGGAAGTAATAAAACTGTTTCAATACCAGTAGCCTCTACAAGTTCTGCCGGTATTATTACATCTAAAGACTTCTTAGACTTTGTTAAGCAGCATCAGTTATAGGAACTTCATACTGAGATGATTGATACCTTTGCTGATATACGTGCAAAGTATTAGAAGAAACTCATTGCAGGTTTAAACATTGAAATTGATCAAGAAACTAATGTTATTAGTGCATCTGGTGATCTAGCTGTACAATGGGATAATATTACTAACAAACCAGATTTTAAACCAGTAGCTACATCTGGTGATTATAATGACTTAATTAATAAGTTAAAACCAGGTAAAGACGTTAGTATTAGTGAAGATAATGTGATTAGTATTGCTATTGATTCAGATTCATTAGAATAGTCTTTAGCTACTTTACAAAGTAATATAGATAAAGAAGCTGCTACTGCTCGTGCTGCTGAAACTAAATTAGGCAATGATATAGCTACTGAGAAGAATAGAGCCCAATCTGCTGAATAGACTATTAGTACTAACTTACAGAATGAAATTGATAGATCTACTCAGATAGATACTCAACATACTAATGCTATAAACAAAGAAGTACAAGATAGAAAAGAAGCTATTGCCACAGAAGTTAGTGATAGAAACGCAGCTATCTTAGTAGAAACTAATAGGGCGAAAGCTAAAGAAGAAGAGTTAGACAATAAGATTACCGATGCTATTGAAGGTAGCATTCAAGAAGTAGCTGATAACTTAGCTCAAGAGATACTTGATAGAACTCAAGCTGATACTACTATTAATAACAACATATCTTCACTTACTAATAGAGTAAAAGTAAATGAAGATAAACTTACTATTATTAATGGTAATGAAGCTACTACTGGTTCTATAGCTAATGCTATTAAACAGGCTAAGTCATATACAGATACTACTGTAACAGCTGAATAGACTAGAGCAGAAAATGCAGAATAGAAACTAACTAGTGATTTAGCTAGTGAAGTAACTAGAGCTAAAGGCGCTGAATCAGCTAATGCTACAGCTATAGCAAATGAAGTAGAAAGAGCTACTGGTGTAGAAGAGACACTGAATAGTAATATTACTCAACTGTAGACTCAAAAAGTAGATAAAGTTGAAGGTAAAGGTCTTAGTACTAATGATTATACTACTCCTGAAAAGAATAAACTAGCTGCTATTGAAGCTGAAGCTAATAAGTACGTATTACCTGCTGCTACAGCTAGTGCATTAGGTGGCGTTAAGATAGGTAGTAATATAACATTAGCAAATGGTGGTACTATTAGTATAACTAAGACTAATATAACTAGTGCATTAGGTGTAGATCCTACTACTACTTATGTGAAGAAAGCTGGTGATACTATGACTGGTAGTTTAACTATTGAAACTACATCTGATATTAATTTGTATAGCAATGTTTCTGTACCATCTTCCAGATGGGCAGTAGTTAGATTAAAGAGTGGAGATGAATTCTGGGATGTAACTACTAAGTATGGTAGTGGATTTAGAATTCAAAAACAAGGACAAGCTATAACAGAACTAGTTGTTGATGATTCTGGTAATGTTACTAACACTGGATATCTTAAATCTAAAGTAGCTACTGGAACTGCACCTATACAAGTATCTTCTACTACTCTGTGTACTAATTTGAATGCAGATATGGTAGATGGTTATGGAGTTTCAGAATTTAATAGTAATAGTATATCTGTTAAGTATTCTATAAATAGTGTAAATTAGGCTAACGCTGAAAATTGGATTAAAGTTTGCACGTTACCATTAGTTGATTAGGAAATAACATAGGATAAAAAAGCAGTATTTGAAATAGTTGGTGGAGCGGATTCTGGTGAAAAATATACTTATTATGGAATATTGACTGCTTCTACTAGATATGTAGAAAATGTAGAATTACGTATTTTAAGTAGTATGGCTATCCCTTCTGTTGCTGTATTTATAGCTGGATACGTTGTTACGTCTAATGAAGTAGAAATATGGATTAGAACTAGTGCATAGTGGGGAACAAACACTAATATAGTATGTAAATGGGCTTCTACTCATACTAAGAACATATTAAGTAGTCCAGCCACTACATAGAGACCAAGTAATTTTGTATTAGGTAACATTAAAACATTAGATGCTCCAGACTGGTACGGTGTATCTTGGTCAGAAACATCATCTAACCCAGATTGTACTCGTATTGGTAATATGGATATGCATAGAACACTGCCTATATAGAGTATGATGAAAGGATATATTTATTTCAAAGATGGAAATCCTTTATATAGGATGTTAAAGCTAAATGATAGTTGGACTAAATGTGAAAATTATTCTGCTGGAGGATGGAGAGATGTAAGTACTTTGTTAGAAGACAATAACGTAAACGTAATGATTAAAATACCTGAATTTTGGTGGATAGATGATTATGTAGAATCTACTGAAACACATAATTTAAAAATATGTCCACATGCCAAACCAGGATGGCATCACCATAAAGAAGCTTATGTGTCTGCATATGAAGGTTATATTGATGGAAATTATTATAGATCTTCTAAAAATAAAATACCTAGTGTTAATTTCACAAGATCTACTGTAAGACCAAAAGCAAGAGCTAATGGTTTAGGAAATTCATGGAATATATATACATATAATGAACACAGAGCTATATGTCATTTGTTCTTAGTGGAATATGCTACTAGAAATTCACAAAAGGCTGTTAATACTGAACTAACTCCTGAAGGATTTAGACAAGGTGGATTAGGTTCAGGTTGTACTACAGGAACAGCAACTATCAACGGAGCTCAAACTTGGTCGTTTATTCCAACTGGAAGTTCTGATAGTTTAGGTAGTGGTTCTGGTGAAGTTACAGTAACTATACAATAGACAGATTCATCTGGCTCTAATACTACAACTACTACAAGAAAGTGTAATAGATATAGAGGAATAGAGAATCCATTTGGGCATGTGTGGAAACACACTGACGATGTTATTAGTGTATATATTTCTGGTTACGGCGCTAGATTTTGGTATAAGTGCGATTCTCCAGATCATTTCGGTGATTCTATCTCGAATGATAATCCGTACTATAAAAATATAGCAGCAAATGCTGTAGTTACTGGATACAAAACAAAAATAGCAACTACGTCTACGTGTGACTTTTTCGCTTCATCTTGCAACAATGGTTCAGAAACAACATACTGGTGTGACTATAATTGGGATAATACGGATGGTTCATTACATTGTTTGTTAATCGGTGGTTACTCTGGCGCTGGCGGCCAGGCAGGTCTATTCGCTCTTTATTCCTATGATGGGGTTGGTTATTCCGCTGCTTATATCGGTTCTCGATTAACATATCTCCCGTGGGCGGAGTAATGACTTAATTATGCAATACGGTATAGTTAAGTAATACCCACAGGTTGCTTCTCTAGAATTGGGTTGGGTGTGTTTTGTTGGTTTTGGTGGGGGGGGTGGGTTGGTGGCGCTGGACTAGCGGTTCGGTGGTGAAGTACTAACTACAAATATTATAGAAGAAAAATGGCTAGCTATATAGGGTGGTTTAAACACGCTAACTGTTATTCTTTACTTACTAAAACTATTAAACATAAAGAGCTATTAGATTACCTGGATATACGTAAGGGAAATAGAACATACGAATAATGAGTACGTTATAGTTATATAATTGCAGAGACTTTAACATATGCTAGCAGTAATAAATATTGACTAGCATTTTTATTTCAGATAAAATTATTTTAAGTTGTGTTGAGTAGAAGTTTATATATAATGAATCTTGCAAGACGTATATTTGCTAATGGATATCAATCTATAGTAGGTTGGCTAACAGGTATAGCGACTATACTAGCACCAGCTGCACCATTAATAGGTGTGTCATTTCTATTCATAATATTAGACTTAATCTATGGATATAAAGTATGTAGACAAGTAACCAATAATAGTTACTTTGAATCTGGTAAGTTCTGGTCTACTATTGAGAAACTAGGATTTGCAGCTGCAATGATAGCTGGATTTACTTTATTAGATAAGTTTATATTTATGACATATGCTGATCTGGTGTTAGCTAAAGTTGCAGCAGGAGCAGTATGTTTTGCAGAAATAATATCATTATTAGAATCTAGGAAAGCATTAAAACCTAATTCATTAGTCACAAGACTCTTCACAAAGATTATAAAGTCGAAAGCAGAAAAATATTTAGATGTAGATATAACAGACATCTTAGAAGAACAAAATACTATTACAAATGATACCAATACTGATAAGTCTAGCAAAAAGATTAACAAGTAACATTATCGGTTGGTTTAAAAGAAATTACAAAGCAATGGCAGTGATTATCATTATGATTCTCGCTGCCATTTGTTTTTATTAGAATAACTAGCTAGATAAGAAGAATAGAGAACTAGATAGAGTAACTAATAACTATCTTTACTATGAATAGCTAGCAACATAGTAGAAGAATGATAATAGAGTTCTATAGCTTACTCTGGATGAATTTAAAGAAACCAAAGATAGCTTGATACAAGAAGTACAAGCTACAGTAAAGAAATTGAAAATCAAAGAGAAGGAGTTGAAATAGATACAGATATAGGAGTAGAAAGTAGTACATGATACTACAGTAGTAGTTAGATCAACTGACTTTAAAGTGGAAATCAAACCAAACAATTTGACATTAATCATAATAAATAAAAGAGATACGCTCCTAACACATAGTATCGACATTCGCAATACACAATCACTATTTATTCATACTAAAAAAGAATATAAGCGTAATTATAAGAATTGGTTCTAGCGACTCCTTCACTTTGATTTTAAAAAACGAACTATTTATAAGTACCAAATTGATAACAGTAACAAGTTAATCAATGTAGAAAATACTAGAATAATAGATTTATCAAAATGAACTTTATAAGTCGAATAATTAAATCAATTAATGCAATGAGAGAAAGACTGAAAATAGAGCGTCATGAGGCTATGTATGGTCCACACTTTAATGAAGAATGTGCACTAAAAGCAGTCTCAAAGATGGAAAACGAAGATGGCTCTCGTGGAGAACATTGGAGTTTAGAAGAAACTACTTCAATCGCTAACCAGTACGGAATCAATCTGAAAGGTGAGAAATACAACAAGTATGATTGGTACGTTGCTCTCAATATGATACGTTCAGACTATTATCGTGCAGTTGTTACTATGACAAGCAGTGATCACATTAAATACTTTGTAGAACTAGCAAAAGCTTGGTTGAATGATAAAGACATAGAAGAAGGAAAGATGTGGTATTACTATTGCTATATTATGTGTGATAAATTGCGCAAAGAAGCTAAGACGATGTTAATGCTTGAAGACGATGAAGATGAAGAGCATGAGTATCGTTACGCTCGTGGTGGTAGAGGACGTGGAAGAGGTAGAGGAGGAAGAATGACTCGCTACGGTTATGACTATGACGAAGACGATGAATATTTAGATCGTGAACGTGAAGAGGAAAGAATGCATAGATATGAACCTATGTATGAAAGAAGAATATCAAGATATTAATTTAATCAAAATTTATGAGAACTATGTACGAACCTGAAAAAATTTTAGTACAAAACGCTGGTATAGATCCAGGTGTAGCTGCACTTTTGCAGAATGCAAACAAAGGTAGTATGGACCCTGCTGCTCTTATGGCTATGATGAACAACGGCGGTTTCGGTGGAAACGGCGGTTGGTGGTGGATTTGGATCATCCTAATCTTCTTCTGCTGGGGCGGTTTTGGAGGTAACGGTTTTGGTAGAGGTAGTGATGATGCTAGTCGTCTTGCTTCTCAGTTGAATACCGATACTAATACAAGTCTGTTAATGCAGGCTATTCAAGGTAACAAAGATGCTATCAGTTCTTTGTCTAATACTTTAAGTTGTGATATTAACGCTGTACAGACAGCTTTAAATACTATTAATACTAGCGTAAGTAAGATTGCTTGTGATACTAAATTAGCTAGCTGTGAAGTAATTAATGCTATTACTTCTGGTAATGCTAACTTGGCTTCTCAATTAGCTAACTGCTGCTGCCAGACTCAACGTTCAATTGACTCTGTTAATTTGAACTTGACTCAAATGAATGCAGACAATAGACTGTCTATCTGTCAGCAAACTAATACTTTGCAGAATGCAATCACTGGTGGTTTCAATAACTTAATGACAGATAATGCTGGTAAGTTTAATGTAATTGGTGCTAAGATAGATGCGCAGACTCAAATGATTAACGATAAATTCTGTCAACTTGAAATGCGTGAAATGCAGAATAAGATTGACACATTGCGTGCTGAGAAGTCAGCTCTTGAATTAGGTCTGTCTCAATCTGCTCAAACTGCTAATATCGTAAATCAGTTGCGTCCTTGTCCAGTACCTGCTTACTTAACTTGTAACCCATTCGGATGTAACGGTGGATTCACTGGTTACGGATACGGATATAACGACGGTTGCGGTTGTAGTTGCTAATAAGAAAGGAGGTAATTATGTTTAATCCTTTCTTTAACCCTTATCGTGTAAGACGTATTGATCAAGGTGGTATACCAACATTAGATACTATATTCTCTAATGTAGATACTACTAACAATACTGTTACTTATGGAATATGTCCATTTCAATGGAGACAATTGCCATGCAGAGGTTTAATATTGTTAAATATTAATCATACTGCTACTGGTGCAACAGAAGGATCACTAGTATCTGTAGCTACTTCTGTTAGTTCTAGTTAGGTATCATCTAATCCAACTAGTATAAATACTAATAGTGGTAAAGCATTACTAAATGGTTCTGGTGATTAGATGCCAACAGAAGAAATTTCAACGGGTAATAAATATCTAATATACTATGATAAACGTACTGGAGTATTTCAGACTGTAAATCATATTGTAGCACCAGCTGCTGCTTAATAAAAACTTAGGGCTACCGTAAAAGGTAGCCCTACTAAAACCAATTCAATTATGTTATTTAGTCAATTAAAAATAGGAGATCACGTGCACGTATTAGAAGTTCTAGGAACATTTAAAAAGACTACTGTTTATAGTCTTGGTTCCATTACTTAGGTTTCAAATCCTTATGATGAAGCTTTGCCGCAAGGTTAGTTTCCAATACCAGGATAGAACAGACGTAAATTAGTCGATGTATTTATTAGTTGTAATGGAGAATCTAAGAAACTATCAGTACCAGCTGAACGTTCAATAATCAACGATACTTCTATAGGACTTACTGTTGCTACCAACAAAGAAGAAATAGCTAATATGGTTAGATAGAACTACAACGAATTCAAAGCTAAAAAAGAAGCAGCAAGTAGGTACGATGAAGAAATGGAGAAGTGTAAAGATATTCTAGATCAACTAGAAGCGCAAGTAGAAATTCCTACAGTAACTAATACTGTTGATAATAGTAAAGAAATAAATGATTTAAAGAATGATGTAGCTGATATTAGGAAGATGATAGAAGATGCTAAGAAAATGTTTATGGGAGGATTCCCAAAACCACCAATGCCACCTATGCCTAATGTACCAGCTCCATAGATGAAATAAAAGATATTTAAGGTAGACTAAAAAGTCTACCTTTTTTATTATATGTACTTATAGAAACAGCTATTAAAAAAAAGAATCAATGTATTCCTTTTAGGTGTAATAAATACAAATATTATTATTTTGCGTTTATAAATTGAGTGTATAGGATAAATAGGAGTAGCTACCTATGAATGCTAGCTAACGGCTTCTTATACACTCTTTATTATAAGTTAGCATAAAGTTAGTAAATATGGAAGAGATTTGGAAAGATATACCCGGATATGAAAAATATTATATGGCTAGTACTCTTGGTAGAATTAAGAGTAAGGACAGAGTTATAAAAACTGTTTTAAAAGGTAAAGAAATAAAATACATAAAACGAGGAAGAATAATGACTCCGTGTTTAAATAGTGGTAAATATTTAGGTTTACCAATAAATACAGATAAATTAAAAAAGAGCGAAAACGTACACAGATTAATTGCTATAACATTCTTACCTAATCCTAATAATCTACCTTGTGTAAATCACAAAGATGAGAATAAATTAAACAATTGTGTAGATAATTTAGAATGGTGTACTAAATCATATAATCATTCATATGGAACTTGCATCGAACGTACATCTGAAAAACAAAGACTTACTCATTCAAATTGCATAACAATTGTAGGGTATAAAGAAAATGAGATAATAGAATTTCATAGTATATCCTCAGCTAGTAGATATTTTAATGTAAGTCATGCAGCTATATCGAAAGCTATTCGCAGAGGTAATAAATGTAAAGGGTATAATTGGAAATATAAAATATAACGATATGACATTAAATGAACTTTGTGACGATGTATTGTTAGAAGCACGTAATAACAACATAGGAGAATCTGAAAAACTTTCTAGATATTAGATAATGTTGTGGATTAAAACATATCGAGCTTACCTATTAAAACAGAAGTTAGATAAGGGAGAGCAATTAGACTAGATCTTCTATTAGACTATACGCATGCATTTGGATAAAATAGAAGAAGACCCAGGTCATGCAGAATACCAAGGAGACAAAGAATTACCTACTTTACTTGGTACTAAACTTACTACTTCAGTAATAACAGTAAAGGATGCCTATGGTAATATTATTCAATTAGGTTCTGAAACTAAGATGAAATTCTAGAGATATAGAAAGTACACTTGCAAAGATTATATTGCTTATGTTAAAGGTAATAGGATATATGTAGAAGGTGATGCTAATCAACTAGAATATATTGATGTAGAAATAATTGCTGAAGATCCTACTGAAGATAAACTATGTTACAATCCTGATAAGGATGAATATCCTTTACCAGCTTATATGTGGGGAACAGTTAAGTAGTTAATCTTTACTAAAGATTTCTTAACTATGAGATAGCAAGTATCTGATACTACTAACGATAGTAAGGATGATACTTAGAATGTAATGAATTAGAATGTTAACAGAAGTATAAGACGATGAATGAATTAAATAAATCAGCTAATAAAACGGTATCTTATACTATACCTTCATTCTATAACCATTACTTAAGTAGTATAGAACCAGATACAGTATACGATATAGATTATACTACTTATAGAAAGATAGTAACAGACTACTTTTATCACTTAAGAGATTAGTTATTAGAAGAAAGTAAAGAAGTTAAATTACCTTATAGAATGGGTAGTATTCAAATAGTAAAGAAACAACCTAAACATTTAGATGGTAGAAGTCTTAGAATAGATTATAAAGCTACAAAAGAATTAGGTAAACTTACTTATTTACTTAATGAACACTCAGGATTCTACAAGTATAGACTTTACTGGAATAAATAGGACATGCTAGTGTCTAACAAAAGTAAGTATTAGATTGTACTTACTAGAGCAAATAAGAGAAATTTAGCTAACATAATCAAAAACAATATTCATGATTATTAGGAGGTTTAATATGGACACATTTAAATTTGAATGCAATGGTCAATACTAGTTTACTGATAGTCCTGGTGTGTATGCTATTGTCAATCTGTTAAATAATAAAAAATATATAGGATCTACTAGCAGTTTAAGAAAAAGATTTAGACAGCACTACAACTTGTTGTCTAAATAGAAACACCCAAATGTTATACTTCAAAGAGCTTTCAATAAATACGGTTGCAAACATTTCGGATTCATAATATTAGAACGTTGTGAAGATATTGTTGATACGCTACTTTGTATAGAACAAAAATATATTGATGCTTTTGGAGATTATAATATATGTAAGTGTGCAGGAACTACTAGAGGTGTTACTCATATATAGCCTTAGATGTCAGAAGAAGGTAGAAAAAAGATAGCAGAATCTAATAGAAACAGAGTTTGGACTATAGAATCTAGATTAAAAAAGTCTATTTCCTCTAAAAATAGTGAATGGAATAAAATACAAAGAAAACCTGTATATAAGCTTGATTTAAATGATAATATAATAGAAGAGTTTGAATCTGTGACCGCTGCCGGTATATCTGTTGGAGGAAATAATAGGAGAGTTGGTGTAAAAGATTGTTGTACTGGTAAGCGCAAAACAGCTTACGGTTATAAATGGAGATACAAATATGATATACAAAATGGTAAGTAGTAAGGCTGTATTAGCGAAAGTAATATCTGATTTACAGCTTAGTGAATCTGAATTTCCGATAACAGACTGCATGCAATGGATTGGAGAGGCTTTAATGAATATAGGTTCAGTTAATCAACTAGATCATAAAGTAGAAATAATACCTATCAATGGTTATTAGGCTAAGTTACCATGTGATTTAGAAAGATTAAATAGTGTAGCTTACTCTACATGTGATTGTGGTGGTTGGATACCTATGAAAAAGAGTACAGGTACATTCAGCGTCTATGACAGAAAAGATAATTGTGATTGTTGTAATATGATTGTACACGATGATGTATTAATACCATTGGTAAAGAATCTTCACAATATTACTAAAGATAAAGACGCATTAGAAATACTTAATAAAGATACTAATACTAGATAGACACTTAGTGCATTAATTAATAATTATACAGTTTGTAGCAAAAATGGTAGATTACAGCACACTAGTTTTAATGGTACTAATTTCAGTTATACGCCACAATATGATGTTAAACCAGGATATCTCATCTCAAACGTTCCAGAAGGATATGCGAAAATCTCATACCACGCTATCTATACTGATGAAGATGGTATGCCAATGATGCCAGATGTATAGTCTTACTTTGAAGCTTGCTTCTGGTACTGTGCATAGAAAATACTTTATATTAAGTATATAAAAGGAGAAGTACACAGATAGTTGTGGATAGATGCTAAGAACTCTTATAACTTCTATAGAAAGCAAGCATATGCTGAATCTTTGATGCCTAATCAAGATGAATTGACTAATATTAAGTACACGTGGAACACATTAGTTCCAGAAATGGATGAAGAACGTACTTTCTTTAGTACTACTGGTGATAGACAAGAAATTTATAATTAGAATTATAATAGATTATGGAGATAAATAGCCAAGTAAATACATTTCAAGGGGGTATGAATATCGACAGTGATATTACTATGCTAGCTGACAACTAGTATAGATGGGCTGAGAATATTCGACTACTCACAGATAATGCTGGTACTACAGGTATTCTATAGAATATAGAAGATGTAAGATAGTACGAAGGTGGTATTGAAGCATCTGAAAATATACTTGGTACAGCAGTAACTAGGTGGTACAATTCTACTAAGAAGATAGTAGAAGAATGTGGTATAGTAGTTACTATGGAATTGTATGAAGGAACTTATATTAATAATATATGGGCTATAACTGATTTCAACAGTATTAAACCTACTTGGACTTTAGTAGTATCTGCTGTTATGAATCTAGTTAATAAAGTAGCTATCGTTACTAATTATGAGTCAGATAAAGTAAGCAAGATATATATATCTGATGGCACTTCTTCTATTAAATGCATTAATATATCTGCTCAATATAAAACAGATAAGACTAATCACATAGAAGATGATACTTACTTTGACCTATTACCTAGTTCTACTATTGCACCGTTTAAGTTTATTGAATTGACATCTGGTAATTTACCAGCTGGTATGATACAATATTGTTATCAGTTATTCAGTGTACATGGCGGAGAAACATCTACTTCTTCATTAAGTCCTATGATACCTATATCATCTAGTAATTCAAATTCATCTAAAACATTTAAAGGTGATAGACAAGGTGAGAGTACAGATAAAGGTTGCATGTTACAAGCTACTTTGTTCAATGATGGTAGATTTGAAAAGATAAGAATTATTAGTATTCAATATACTAGCAATACTCAAACTCCTAAGATATATGTAATTAATGAATTGGACTTACCTAAATCTGAGGATAATGTAATAACATTTAATTACAATGATGTTGGTAGTAGTTATGTTAACGAATTAAGTATAGAAGAATTTAACGATCTTGTTCCATTTGAATTTAATGCTAAAAGTATAGCAAAAATGGATAATAGGTTGTTTGCTTCTAATGTGCAGGAATTAACTTGGGATGTAGATTATGATGCTAGAGCATATAGATGTAATAGTAATGGTATTATTAAATTAAACTCTAGTATAAGTAATCAAGATATTACTACTACTTTTCAAGAACTAACTAGTCCAGAAACAGATTTAGTTATACCAGAAGAACACGATTGTATAAACCCAATGAATAGTTCAATGGTATATCCTAATAATTCAACAGATGAATATGCATTTGGATATGATGATAATGGAATTATTAGAGGTGGTAGAGGTTTAAATATTAGTTATAGATTTATTATAACAGATTTAATAGAGTCTGACAATACTCCAGTAGTTGACGATGAAGGTGATAAATTTGTACCATATAGTATGAGCTTATCATCATCTAAAAAATCTTATAATACTATTAAGTTAGTATGTCCTGAAACAAAAGAATTAGTACATACATTTAATAGTGATGGTAAATCTAGAATAAGAAACTATTGTGACCCTTATTACGTATCTAATTTCTTAAGTCATCAAAGAGATGAAGTATATAGGTATGGTATAATATTGTATAATAATAAGAATATACCTTCACCTGTACACTGGATTGGAGATATTAGATTCCCTTCTGCTGATGTTGAAGGTTATGAACCTTTTACTTTTGGTGGAACTGTAGATGGATCTGGTAATTACGAATTAGTATCTCATCCACTTGGTATAATGTTCTATGTAAATAATCTTCCTACTGATGTAGTAGCTTATGAAATAGTAAGATGTGACAGGACATTAGCTGATAGAACAATAGTTACTTAGGGACTACTAAACAGAACTATTAGATTCAACGGGTGGTACAATAATACTGAAGATTATAGAGCAGAATACTCTATAGGTAGCATAGATAGAAGACCTACTATTATGCCTACTTTTAAAGAAGGCGTAGCTCCAGAATTTGTACAAGGGTTCTATAATTCAAGTAAGAATCTGTTTGTACAACAAGATGCTTAGGATTAGAATCCGTTTGACACATACGGTATATTTGATTTAGTGACAGCTGATATATGTTTTAATAAAGAGAAATCAGATCAGATTGTTACTAGTGGTATGAGTATTGTGCCATTATATTGTGCACACTCTGCTACATACTGTAATGACGCTAACAATAAGCATTATAGATTAGGTATACCGTTTACTAAAGTATTAGGAAAAAGTACTAATAATGTACAAAATCCATTTGGTGGACCTGTAGAATATTCTGAACATACTGGTAATAAACCTAGTGCTTCTTAGGGAGTATTCGATGGTTATGAACAAGATGGTGATATGGTAAGCGGTGGTATATGTAAATACTATCAATTCTTTGGTAAGAATTATGCTCACAAAGATAATTCTAATTTGCGTCAATCTTTCCCTATAAAAGATGTAACTAAGCCAACTAACATATCTCCATATCAAGAAGCATTTGATGCTAAACAAATAGTAGATTACATAGATAGATTTGGTTTTATAAACTATAGTATTGGCTCTAGAGAAGCACTTGGTCCTCATGGAGTATGTTTAGCTATTAGTGCTCCAGATGTATACTCTGGTAATTATACAGGAATTCGTACCACTCCTTTATTAAGGAAATATAGACACAATGCTGTATTGTTTGTTAACATAAAGAAAAACACTACACAGTATGGTGGTAACACTTTTATGAGTAGAAGCTATTCTATATATAACAGTACTAATACTTATGTTAAAACATCTTGGGAAGGATACGATAAAGCAATGTGTTTTGGTGGTGATACATATTTAGGAGTATTGGACTATACTCATACTATGCTATTTACTAGAAATGACCCTGATGATAGAAATGGTTTTAAGAGATATGTTGGAGCTTACATTCCACTAGAATCTAGTATAAACCTGTACTATAGAAATGATGAACATTACTCTCAAGATATAGTAGAATCATCTGGAAATGGTCAAACTGGTGAAGCTAATGTTTACTTCCTTACAGATCCAGGATAGATGAACACTCTATATACTTAGAAAACTCCAATGTATGTATATAATGCCGCTTACTCTAATACTAGTACTAGTAAGAATTATATACAGAAATCTATATATGCTGAGGATGATGTTAAAAGCATGAATAGAATCACTTGTTCAGAGTTAAAAACAAATAATGAACAAACAGATAGTTGGACTAAATTTAAATTTGCTAATTATTTAGATACAGATAGTACATATGGACCAGTTACTAATCTTAAAGTATTTAAAAACAAATTGTATTTCTTCTAGGATAGCGCTGTAGGTATAGCATCTGTTAACGATAGGTCTTTGATTACTGACAATAATGCTGGAGCTTTAACATTAGGTACTGGTGGTATTCTTACCAGATACGATTACTTAGTTACTTTAAATGGTGATAGTATCATTAATGATAAGAGTATTACTAATTCTGAAACCACTTTGTATTGGTATGATTTAGATAAAAATGTTATATGCTCACTTAGCAATGACTTTAATGAGTTATCTAAAGTAAAACAAGTATAGACGTATTTAAATAGATTACCAGATAATGCTAGAAAGAATCCAGTATCATTCTATGATAAGAAATATAATGAAGTATGGTTTAGAATATATGACAGATGTTTAATATTTAATGAACAACTAAATGTATTTACTTCTTTTTATACTCATAATCCAAACTGGTTCTTCCCATTCTCTACTAGATTAGTTACTATTAAAAACAATAATTGTTATTACTTACATAATATGTATGATGTTAATAGTACTACTAAAGAAGAGAAAATATCTTATGTTAGATTTGTAGTTAATAAAGATATAGCATATACTAAAGTATTCGATAATCAATGGTTCTCTGCTGAATTTGTAGACATTGGAGATGAAACTAAGCCTACGTTAATATCTGATATACACTTTAATACTAAGAATTAGGAAACAGAACCTATTGATTGGAAATAGATAGAATAGAGAGAAGATACATTTAGATTCCCAATAAGTAGAGAGAAACAAAATAATCCAGGGTAGCAACAATAGACTAACATGTCTTATGCTGGAAGAATGAGAGGAAAATACTTAATCTGTAATTATACATTAGATTGTAATGATAACAGAGAATTTAAGCTTCCTTATGTTAAAACAACTTATAGATATTCAATGTTATAATATGAAAACTAAGAAATTAAAAAGAGTTCCTCAATATGCTTTCGGTGCTGATGCTATTTCAAACTGGGGTAATATGAGTGGAGTAGATAAAGCGAATGTGGTTACACAAGGAGTTGGTGCTGTAGGTAGTATGATAGGTAATGCTACTAGTGGAAAGAAACCTACAGCAGCTGGTGTAATAGGTGGAATAGGATCTGGGGCTGCAATGGGCGCTTCTATTGGTGGACCTTGGGGAGCAGTAATAGGTGGAGCTATTGGTGGTATTACTTCAAGTATAGGTTCTGGCGGTTCTGTTAATGAACAGACTGGTGAATATGAATTACCATCAGGAATAGCTGGTCTATTCGGTCACAGTAAAAGTTATATACGTAACAAAGCTGGTAGAATTAAAAACGGTATTCAAGCCAGACAAATGTCTGAATAGGTAGCAGCTGATTACTATCAAGAAAATGGATACAATGAATTAAGTTTATCTAAAGGTGGTGTAGTACCATCTACTATGGCTTACTTAGATGATGGTGAAATGTTGAGAACACCAGATGGAACTATAGGTTCTATACCAGAAGAAGGTAAACCTACGGATTCCAATTTATTAAATGTACCTGTTGGAACTCAAGTATTGAGTGATAAGATTAAAGTTCCAGGAACAAATAAAACATTTGCAGAAATGGGAAAGAAGTTAATGAAGAAAAGCAACAATAAAGCTAATAATATATATGCTGAAAATAGTTAGATGCTAAATGAGAGAAATAATTAGATAGCTTATCAGGCACTATTAGATTAGCAAGAAGCTTTGAAAAGTAAAAAAATAAAGAAGAATACTGCTGCTTATGCAGATGGCACTAGAGGTATTAAACCATATGGATATAATAAAAATATGTCTGATTTTAAATACTGGGATTCAGATAAAAATAACTATACACAAGATTATTTAAACTGGGTTAATAGTATTACAGATCAAGATGTAAAAGATATCTATGGTGGTAAATATGGAGATATGTCTACTTACTTAGGTAAGAACAAAGGAGTTATACCTACAGTAGAACAAGCTAGATCTTTAATGACAGACAGAAAGTATGGCGATTGGCATAAGATTGGTCAAGCATATGTAGATAGTAGATCTAATCAAAGTAATGGACCTAGACATATACCATCATCTGAAGTAGCAAGTAGATTAGGCATTCCTTATAATATTAATGCTCCTATTGGTAATGTAGATACTGCTAATGCTAGAAGTAGTAAATACTTTAACTATACTGGTAATCCTGGACAACTTCCAGTAGGTAATATATATAGTCCAAATAGTAAAAAGCCGAAAACTCCAAGTGATAATAACTGGTTAGATCTAATAGACAATATAGCTGCATTAGCTGGACCCATTGGTAATATATTCTCAGGTAGTCCTGAAAGAGTAGAAACATATACTTATGATCCAGCATATGGTCCTACTGATTATAACATAGATCCTATACTTAGAGAAGCTACTCTAAGCGATAGAATTGCTAGATACAATATGGCTAATATTAATCCTAACACAGGAGCTAATATGGCATTTGGTTTACAATCAGCAGTTAATAGGAATAAAGCTATCGCTAATGCTTATGCTACTAAGAATAATGTTGAAAATCAAATGGCATTTAACAATGCTCAAATAGCTAATCAATGGGGACAACAGTATGCTAATGCTAGACATTTAGCTTCTGTAGAACAAGCTCAAAATGATGCAGCTACTAGAAATATTCGTAGAAAAGGATTTGGTGATTTATCTACAAGAATATAGTAGATAAGTAAAGATAAACGTTTAACTAAAAGAGACTCTGCTGTACTAGAAGCTATGTTACCTTATTTGGAATATGGTATGACATCAGATCAATTAACTAAATTATATAATAATTTGAAAAGATAATGGCAACGAATAGATTTGATAAACCAATAGAAAGTGAGTATATTAGTTAGTATACACCAATACCCTTTGAATAGTTATATGCCATAGGTAAAGCAAATAACGAAAGAGTAGATAAAGCTTATTAGGATTTAGGTAATCAGTTTACTAAGTGGTCAGAGTTTAGATCACCATCAGCTGTAGATACCAAGAGATGGTATGATTTAACAGTTGGAGCTGGACAAGATATAGTAAACAAATTAGCAGCTAATCCAGATTTGATTAAAACAGCAGAAGGTAGATCCTTAATACAATCGTTTATTAATACTAGACCTTATAATGAATTAAGCTAGTTACAATAGAGCAAAGAAGGATTACTTTAGAGATAGAAAGTAAATCAACAACTTATGCTATCTGGTAAGTATAATCCTATGTGGCACGATATTGACTTTACTAATTATAATACTTTAGATAGTGGAGTATTTAATGATGTTGCTCCATTAGCTTATAAGTCAGAAGTAGACTTAGTAAAGCCTTATGTTGATAATCTAAAGCCTGGATTTATTAGACAAGAAGGTGCTTATGATTGGAGAGGAGTTTCATCTGAAAGAACAGATCAAGAAATAGCTAACAATATTTCTGCTATATATAACACTCCTGAAGCACAGAAACATATACAAGTATTAATACAGCAAGGATATACTCCAGAACAAGCTAATGCTTTATTTGCTAATCGTATATATAGAGCTGGTAGAGAATTTGCATATGAAGATAGAGAACTTAATCCTTTATCTAAGATATACGAAGAGGATAGATTAAAAAGAGCTAGAACAAAAGAACAACAAGCTACTTAGAAACCTTTCAGATTGACAGAATCTATTGCAGCTACTGGTGGAGATGCATTTAAATTAGGAACTCAAGCTTACATAGCTAATAAATATAGAGATCAGATAAATTCTTTAACTGATCAATATAATAAAGCTGTCGAATCAAATGATACTCTATCTGCAAATATATTTAAGGAACAATTACGAAAAATATATAATGAATCTAATAGTTACACACCAAATAAACTGTTTAATGAAATATTTAAAGAATATGCTACAGATGGTAAATTAACTAATATAGATTTATCAAACGCTACTAATGATATTTTGAATAGATTTGCAGCTCCATCTCCTATTGCTTCTGTAAATGATTTGTTACAAACTACTATACCAGGTATTACATCTGAAACAGTTACTACTCCGTTAGGTAAATACAGAGTAATAGCTAATCCTAGACAATTAGATTTAGCCACAGATGTTATATCTGAAATAGCTGGTTATAAACACGTAGAATCTGGAAAGAATAAGTTTAGAGATGCTCTTAAAAACGGTAAGCTTACTAATGTTATTCTTCAATAGGGAGGTAATATTCTTACTTTACCTGTAAATAAAAATGGACAAGTACAGCCTAATTCTAGTTAGGTAATTACAGTAGCTATACCCCAAAGTCAATTAGATGCGTTAGGTATAACAGATGCAGATATGGTTATATCTGGAGCTAAAAGAATATACGATCGCTCTGGCAAGGTATCTCTATCTACAGAAATAAAAGAAGGAGATAAACGTAAACTACCATTTCAAAGATATTTAGAAAAAGGAGAATATAATAGTAAGTATAACTATGAAGGAAAGGTATCTTACAATGTTCCCACAGAAGATGTATATTGGTAGATAGAATTACTAAATAAACTTCCAGATCCACAAGATAAATTAAATACTGAATACTTAGATCAACAAGCATGGAAGCTATCTATGACAGATGCATTTAGATCTGAATTATATCCAAGTACACAACAGGAAGCTTACGGCATTGGTTATTCTGCCGGAGAAGAAGAAAAATAAAATCGCATAAAAATGGCTAATAAAAATAAATTTAATTTGAATTCCCCCTCACTAGGACAATAGCTAGTTAGGGAAGCTATGACTCCGTACAGCGAAGGATTTGATATATCGCAACTACCATAGTCATATGGAATAAATGAATTTACTACAGAACAAGAAGTGCCAGTAGTAGAAGAAGCTAAAGATAATAAAAGATCTTTAGCTGAAGATATTGTATGGAATACTGGAAAACTAATAACTAATGTATTAGATAATGCTAATCCATTATATCAGTATATACAAAAAGAAAGACTTAGTGTTGGATTGTCTAAATTACAAGACAATTTAATGGAAACAGAATCTAAATGGATACCACAGATATAGGAAGCTCAAAACTATTTAGAAGCTAAGTCTATTGTAGATAATATCTCTAATAATATACTTACAGATGAATAGAAAATAGCAGTACAAACTGTCAATTAGTTAGAACCTAATATAAAAGAGTATGCTAAATCTAATCCGTACTTAAGAGATTTATTCTACGATACAGATCCTACGAATGTAAATGGTAGTATAGCTATAAACTTTAAAGCTTTGCTAAATGACTTTAAAGATAATAATATATTCAACGTAAATCCGCTAGATAATATAGCTACAGCGTTAGAAGATAATGCATTAAACTAGGAAGAACAAGATTTCTTATGGAACAATAAATAGCAACAAATGTCTGATAAAGAAAGATTAGACGCTATTTAGAAAGTATTATCTGATGCTAATGATGAATACGAAGATAAAACAGCTAAGATAGTAAAAAGATAGAATACTTTAAAGAAAGGTAATTGGTTGTACGATCCTACTGCTCTTACTAAAGAATTTGAGCAGAGAGTAAATGAATCTGAGTTATCTATTACTGATCCTAAATCTTGGTTTTATAATCTAGGTCATATTGGTAGTTCTTTGTCTGAAATAGAAATGATGTTCTTACAAACAGGAACTTCAATATTAGCTAATAAAGCAGCTAGAAGTCTAGCTGTTAGAGGTGCTATAACTGCTGTTCCAGGTATTGGTCAAGCAGCTACAGCAATCGCTTTAGGAGAATCAGCTTTTAATCTTTGGTTAGCTAAATATTACAGGCAATCTGAAACAGCTAGTGAAGTATTTGATAACTATCAGCAAAGAGTATTACAAAGTGCTAACGATAATAAGACAGATGTAAATAGAGTATTAGAATCTTGGGAGCCTAGATTGGGTGAGTTAGGTTATCCTGTAGATTAGATGGACGAAAATGAAAAACTACAAGCTGGTTTAGCTCAAGGTCTTACTACAGATCAAAAAGATTTTGAAGAAATCAGAAACGATGCTTTTGATGGCTTACAAATGGTTAGAGATGTGAATGACGCTTTAAGTTATTCAGATTATTTACAAAGTATGCCGTTTTCCTATGGAGGTAAAATATTATGGAATTAGGCTAGTAAAGCATTAGCAAAAGCTAGAGGTATAGAAAGACCTTTAGATGAAATACCAAGTATAGTAGACCAGATTGGTTTGGGTAAAGCTATTGACAGAGGGGTGGAAAATATTCTGAACAAAGCGTCTAGACCTGGACAAAATATTACTAGGAAACATTTATTAGAAAACATTGGTAAATTCGCTAAAGCTAATGCTATTAATTTTGTATCTGAACGTAGTGAAGAAGGTGTTCAATCTGTAGTTGGTAGTAGATATCAAAGAGGAGAATACGACTATTTAAAAGACAAAGGAATAAATCCTATATCTGCTGCATACAACGCTGGTCTTCTTGGGTATGAAGCCAATCTTGCTTACTTTGGTTTATCAAATGATAATTATCTAAATACAGATGATGAATTAAAGAAGGCGATGGATATTGGTGGATTCATAGGTTTAGTAATGCCATTTGCTGGTAATGCAGTACAATTGAAAAATGCAGTAAGACAGTGTGCTTCAGATAAAGAAGTACAAAAACTTATTGCTAAAGGATATAGTAATGCTGAACAGGATAACAAAATGGATGTCTTCCTCGATGCTTTACAAGCTGGTAAAGATATTAATTATGTTACAGATTATTTAGAGTCTGCTAAAAAATTGAAACAGCCTGGAGTAACAGATGAAATGATAGATGAAGACAAAAATCTAGCTACTAATCTGTGGGCTGAATATCGTAATAAATCTATTGATGAAAATTTAAAAGATTTAGGTATTAAGAGAGGCAGCTCTGAGCATAGAAAAATAGTTAAGAACTATCTACATATTAAAGATAGATTGAATGAGGCAGAGCAATCAACTAACGATGTAGCCAAAGAATTAGAAAAGATAATAGAACAAGGTAAAACTAATAAAGATGATGTATTCCTACAAAAAGCTAGAGAATCTTATGATGCATTTGTTGAAAGTAAAAGATAGTCTGATGAAGATTATCAATATAAAATGAATGCTACTCCAGAATATGCAGATGAAATAGAACAAGATTTTTTATCTACTTTACCTACTTTTGATGAATATTCAAACGCTGTATATGACATTACTTATCTAAAATTATAGAATCAAGCTATAACAGATTTGTATAAAGCTCTTACTAATAGAACTAAAACTTTACAACAGTTATCAGAGGATACTGGTTTAGATGTAGATCTCAGAAATATAAATAATATGAGAAACTACATTAAAAGAGAAAAAGAAAGAATAGAAAGAAACGTTCAACAAATAGTAAGTACATACGGTATACAAAATTTAGATTAGGCTCAAGATCCAGTAAATGCTGAATAGATAAAGAATTATGTAACAGCGTTTGTAATGAATAAAGCTGTAAGAGATAGATTGAGAGATCAAGCTACAGCTTATATTACTGGTAAACTTAAAGCAGAATCATATTAGGATATCAAAGGATATTTATTCAAAGATTTATCTGAAGAGCAATAGGATAACATTATACAAGAATATACAGATAAAGCACTAAGAGAAGGTAAACCTCAACCTAGTAGAAAATCTATTATATCTAAGTATAATCAACAAGCTCAAATGAAGTATAATGATTTACTAGAATTGGCTGATCAGGAACGCGCGTCTAGAATTGTAGCCAATTCGTTATTTGCTGAACATCTGAGTAAATCAGTTAGATAGGAAAAAGTTGCTAGAAAAGAAAAAGAGGAAGCTGGTGAAGTACTACCAGAAGAGGGAGTAATAGAAAATCCAGCAGCTGCTACTGAAGACACTACTAAAAAACAACAAGAAAAAACAGAGGTTAAACCAGAAACTCCAATACAAGAAGGAGTACAACAACAGCCTGTAGTACAAGAAACTAAAACAGAAACGGCAGAACCTGTAATACCAGAGTCTATGTCTACAGATGTAGATGAAATTCTTAGAGAAGAAGAGCAAGCTTTACTAAATCAAAAAGGTAGATAGTTAGAAATAGAACCTAGTAGCGAAGATGTTCTGGCGGAAGGTTCTATAGAAGAATAGATACAATAGCCAGAAAAAGAAGTACAGGATATTATAGCTAGAGAAGAAAAAGTTGATGTAACGGTAGACGATGTTAGTCACGTAGAAGATAGCACACCTTCTCCACAAGAGCTAGAATAGGAAGATATACGTAACAGAACTTTATAGAATCCTGATGAAGTATCTGGTGTTAGTGAACAAACATCTGAAGAAGTACCAGAAATTGCTGTAGCTACAGATGCTCAAGAAGCAAATGAAGAACAGAACACTAATACAAAAGATAAAAGTAATCCAGTACCACCAACTCCAACTCAAGTAGAAGACAGCAAGCCTGCTCAGGATGCTCCTACTATAACTATAGTTGATGGAGGTATATATGTAAATGATGGAACTACTTTTATATCTGATGAAGTATTGGCAGCAGAAGCTCAAATGCTAGAAGATACTTCTACTGAAGTATATGGAGAAACTGGCTACGCTAATATGAAACCTGAAACTGTTACTAATAACTCTGATGCATTGAGTAATAGAAAGGTATAGAAAGTAAAACATGTTTCTAACACGTTTTTCTTCCAACCAGATGCTGCATCTCCAATGAATATTACTGTGAATGGTAAACCTATTACTTTTACTAATAGTAAAGGAGAAGTAATACCTGTATTACCAGGAAAAGAATTATCTAAAAGACTTTTAAAGAACGGTTGGATAAATTCTGTAAATGCTTATTATATAGTAACTAACCATAGATACGGAGACACTTCTCCATATATGCAAGCTATTCACTTAGTATTAGAAGATACTGATGGAGTAATGATAGCTTCTCTAAGAACTCCAGATTATGTAGATAAAGAAATAGCATCTGGTAATTATAATTCTGAACAAGTTCAGTAGTTACAAAAGCAGAAAGAAAAGTTAATAGAAATTAGGCAACAGATAGTAAATGCTTACCTTGGTAGTAATAAAACTATACCTACTACTATTATAAAGTCTGTTAAACCAGCTAAATTAAGAATAAGTAATGGAGAATTTAATAACCAAAAATCTCCAGAAGGAGCTCCTGTAAGACGTAAACTTACAGAAGTTAATGACTTTGGATTAGAACAAAATAACGTAAGAAAGTTAGACCAACAAGTAAAGGAATTGCAAATTGGTTATGGTACTGGTTCTGTAAAAGACTTTGTTACTGAAACTTTTGTAATTCGCAAATTAGGGTCCAATGACGAATTAGCGGGTAATGGTGTTGGTAGATCTGGAGCATTATATATATTCCCAAAAGCAGAACAAACACCTAATGGTTCTATAGCTCCTATTCAATTATCTATACATAAATTAGATTATGATATTTATGGAGATGAAGTTGAATTGGGAAAAGACGGTAAAGTAAATTCTTTAGCTGAATTAGCATATAAGTTGTTAATCGGTAAAATAAAACTTGGTGGTGCTGAGCAAGATGTACTTAATATAATTGTTAATAATGGACCAAAGACTTTAATAAGTGAAGAAATAGGACAAAAATATCCATTCTTAATGGATAAAATGCTCTATTACTAGTCTGAAGAAGGTAACACACATGTACAATTTGCTGTAAGAAATTCTAATGGTAAACACATAAAAGTAGAATTTGACCCTAGTAGAGCTTCGGAATCTTAGCATAAATTGGCTATAAGAAAAATAGCTAAAGATCTGCATTGGAATACCGATAAACATGCTCTATTAGAACCTATACCGAATAGTATTGTTAGACTAGCTACTTCTTACTTTAAACAATATCCAAACGCTAAATAGTTTAAAATAGCTGGTTTAGAACAGTTAGCTTTTACTAGAGAAGACTTAGGAATAGGTACTGATAAAGGACCAGTGTCTTTACTTACTTGGTTAATTAACACTGGTAAAATTGAAACAGACTTAGGTGATACTATATATAGAGCTCCTTTCATATATACAGATGGAGTAGCTGTACCACAAGTTACTGAAACAGAACTAGCAAATCAATCTACACCTGTTGAAGAAGTTTAGTCTAACAGACCAGTACAAGTAACCAATTGGGCTAGATATTCTAACAACGGTTACGAAGTTTCTACTAAAGGTGATAGTAGATTTAGCGCTTTAAACGCTAAGTTTAAGCGAGGTACTATTATAGATGGTGTAGATGTATCAGGAATGACTATTGAAGCTGTGTATCAATCTGTTATTAAGAAAAGCAGAAAAGGTTAGCCACCAGCCAAAGGTTCTAAACTTTATATAGAGAAGCCTGAATCTAACCCATTTAATATTACTAATATTGATGAAGCAAAAAGAAGTCAATATGCGAAGGATTCAGGAGTATTCATAGATCATATTGAATCTCTAACAGAGAAGGATGTAGAGGATTATCAATTTACAGAAATTGTAATAGTTACTTCAAATGGAGATAGAATACAATTAGCACCTAAAGCAGGATTCCAAGATTTGAATAATGTAGTTAAGACCAAAGATATTAAAGCTATGATTGGTCTTAATTATCTTCTTGAAAATTACTTGAAGAGCAATCCTTTAGAAGTAAGTAAATTTGAGAACTCGGTTCTTAGTGAGTATACTAAAGATGTCTTTGGAAGCAACTATGATGCTTCCAAAGATAACTTTCAAGGTGATTATGCTTCTTATATAAAATATGCAAATTTATCTAATTTATCAAAGGAAGAACTTGAAGATTTCTCATATACAGAAGGTTATCTTCCATTGTGGAAAGAATGGGCTGCACAAAATACTGAATTAATTGAAGAACTAAGAGAAAAGTCTAAAGGCAAGGTTCTTACTGACCGTTTCGCTAATACTAGAGTAAGCCAAGCAAGGGCGTTGTCAGATATTTTGCAACAAACTGTTCATACTAACATTTAGTCAAAAAAAACTGAATCTGCATCTCAAATAGAATATGTTTCTACTGATGAAAATTGGTCTGAAGAATAGATTAAAGATTGGATGAAAGCTAATTCTCCTCAATACAAATATAAAACTGGTAAATGGCAAGTAATTCGTAGAAATGGTAAACTGCAAGCTGCTCAGAAATTAGCTAAAAGGGGTTTAACTTCACAAGTAAAAGGTGAAGGTAAATTAAATGTGGATGAAGCTAGGTAGTGGTTGCAAGACAAACTGGGCATTGACAAATCAGATATTGTTACTTCAGAAGCAGTATTTAGAATGGCTAATGCTCCACAAGTATATGGTGCTTTAAAAGTATGTATGGATAGACTTAGTAGTGATACAGCAGCTAGAATATTCTTATCAGAACAATCTGGGCAAGGAGTAGAATTCCATGAAGGTTTCCATTATGTAAGTTAGTTATTAATAAACGATAAGCTTAGAGAACAAGTATATCAAGATTATGTAAAACAATATCCATATTTAAAAGATGCTTCTAAACAAGAAGTAGAAGAAGCTCTTGCTGAAGAATTTAGACAATATATGCTAAATGAAACTAAGCCATCTATAGCATATAGAATTAAAAAACTATTCAATGTAATACTTAAGGTATTAGGTATTACTAGGAATGGAGATTTAGTTAGAACTTTATTCAATAAGATACGCAAAGGAGAATTTTCAAAATATAAACCATCTAAGTCCACATTAGAAGATTTTGAAAAAAGATTTGGTGGTGCATTATACTATTATGTTCCAGGAGTAGAGGATAAAGAATTAAAGAAAATGGCTTCTATAGCAGACGCTACTACTTTCTATGCAGTAGTAGATTCTTTAAATGCTACAGTAATGGATACATTTAATATTAGTAGTATTGAAGATTTACAAAGTTTACCTAAGAAGATTAATGATATATTTGATGATATTCTAACGACTAACTTAGAGTTAGGAATGTATGATGAATCTCAAGAACAACTTATCAAAGATGTAATCAATAATAAAGAAGTATTTAAGAAACAAATAGATGATTACTTAAGAAACTTTAGTATTATTAAAAAGAACACTGAAGAATCAGAAGAACAAGAAAGAGAAGAAAGAGAACTTGGAGATAATCCTGATAATACTTGGGATAAAGAAAGTTATACGATAAGTAAAAAAGCCAATGTGGCTTTCAAAGCTAAACTGTTCTTTTATTCTATCCCTAAAACTAAATACGAATTTGATCCAGAAACAGGTAATAAATACTTGGTAGAAGAGGAGGATGACTTGTTGATGACTACTAGATCTGAAGATTTTAACGTTGTGTGGAATAAGATATTAGAGAATCTGTGGAATGTTGAAAGTTATTTAGACCTAGTAGATAAGTGCTATAATCTTGGTAAGGTAGATCCGTTCTTTATGACTGTATATAATAAGTTAACTTCAAAAGATGATCCTATTGATGAAGTCACTTAGACTCAAATATTAAATACAGTTAAAAGTGCAAAAAATAGTTTAACTGCTATAATTGTAGAAAGAAAGTAGATACCTTTTACGTAGAGAGGATCTGACGAACAGATAGAATATGCTACACAAGAGTATTCTAATAAATTAAAATGGAGAATCCAGAATTCTGATGTATATAGAAAGATAAGTAGATTACCAAAGAAATGGTCACAACAATTCTTCTTATCAGATTTAATTGATGTTAATGAAGATGGTACTAGAACTATAAATCAAGATAAGTTTCATTCTGCTGTGTGGAAACATAAAATATTAATAGATAACATATTAAAAAAGAAAGATAAAACCTTAGATGATTATATTAAAGTTAGATCTAGCTTTATAGATATGTGTAATAATCTATCTATTAATATGGATGATTTAGCATTAGACTACTTACTAACTAATGGTACTGGTCAACCTAATATGCAAGCGTTTGAAAATTTCTGGAGATCTACAAATGCTAGTACTTCTTTAACTAAAAGTATATTAAATAATATTAACATAGCTGCAATTAGAGGTACAAGTAGTATAAAATCTAGAAGTGGAGAAACTGCTAGAACATTTGATAGAATATTTACTAGTAGAAAACCAGATGCTTAGATAAATCTAATGGCTATAGCTTGGGGTAGAACACACCCATCTCCAGAAGAATTTAGTGTAACTGGAACAGATGGTAATCTAGTATATCCTATTACAGAGAATAACTATATGTCAGACCAAATAAGATGGTTGAAATATAATTTGAACGGTAAAAGAGAATTATTAGGCAAAAATCCTTACTCTGCAAATTCTTTGTTATTACAATCTATAAACAGTAATGCTGATTTAATTAAATTAAATACTTATCTAAACTTAGAAGAGAATCTGCAAAACACTAATCGTGATTACTTTGGTATATCTCCTATAGAGGATTACTTATCTAAAATGACATTTGGATTTAATAATCACTTATTTTGTCCTACTATGTCTGATAAAAAGACATGGCACACTATAAGTGGTATTCAAATGGTCAAGGATTTCTTACCATCTACAGCTATCACTGATTACGAATACAATGAAAACGGAGATATAACTAGAGTTATATTTTAGGATCAAAAGAGAAGATTCTCAGATAGAACTTTAAATATATTCAAAGGATATTTAAGAGACGAATATAATGCTATATAGAAGTATTTTGCTACTAAACAAAGTGTTATAGACAATCCCAATCTATCAGTTGGTAATTACCATGGTAGTAAAAAAGGTAAGTTCGCTGATGGTAATGGTGGAAGATTTAGATATTTTAATAAGATAACTATTAATGGTGATACTTATAATCTGAATGAAATTTTAGCTAAAGCTGAATATTCTAATGATTCACAGTCTATACAAGATATTCTGAGTGTGATTAAATAGGCATTAGATAACGATACAGTAATCAAAGAAGCTATCAATGATTTGTTAGTAGATTATGTAAATAATGAAATATCAAAAGCTATAGAACTAGGTGTGATAGGTGAAGACTTAAGTAATAAATATATACCTATAAACTTTGTAGAAGAATTTGAAAAAATAAGTTCTAAAACTGATAGTAGAGATAAAGGAACAGATGTGATATACTCTATTATAGCTTCACATGCTATTAATAGTGCTATTTCTACTATAGAAATAGAGAAATGTTTTACTGGAGATCCTGCATTATATAAATGGCAAAAAGAACTTATGATATATAAGCCTAATGATGATTCATTTGTACCTGTTATATCAGATGAGAGAACATTAGAAGCTTGGATAGATAAACATGATCCAGATGGAGATAAATCAAGCTATTCTGCTTATTATATGATAACTGGTCGAGATGTAGATAAAATTAAACGTCTATCTTCAGTATTGTCTACTGGAACAAACTTGAGAACTAAATGGGGAGATACTAAGGATTAGGAAGATAGAAGTGATTCTAAATTCCAAGTATTATAGTTATCAGATAATGAAATAGGATCTACAGTATATGATACATTATATAGTATGTTTAGAAAATCCTTAATAAAGGATATGTTCCAAAAAGAGTTTGGTGTTACTGATTAGCAAGCATTAAATGCTGTTAAGGACGATCATGCTATAGAAAGTACATTAGGTAGATTACGTAAAAAGAATCCAGATGCTATTAAGTTTATTGAACAACAAGCTAAAAATAGCGCTAAACCATATGCTGACGGAGAAATTAATCAAGCAGATGCTGCTGTTTACATCAGACCAGAATTCTATAAGAGATTGATGAAGTCTTTAGGAGAATGGAGTCCTGAAATCGAAGAAGCCTATAACATTATGGAGTCTGATGATAGCTGGTTGAGTGATACTGAGAAGTATCAAAAAGCAATTAAAGCTATTACACAACCTCTTAAAATGGTTTACTTTGGTGATCACTTTGATTAGACTCTTGGTATGAATGTAAACACATTTGATAAAATGGCTTTATTCCCACTATTTAAGACTTTTGCTAAAGCTGATAATAAATATTTATACGATCGTATGAATGATGCTAGTAAAGGTTATATAGACATGGTAGCGTTTGAATCAGCTATTAAAGTTGGTGGTAGAAAGAAGTTATCATTCTATAAAGATGGTAAAGTAAACTTATCTGAATTAACATCTAATAGTGATATAGACGGCATTTCTGGTAAAGGATTGGCAACATATACTTAGGATTTAACTCAAATCAGATTGCAGTTAAATACTGATCCACACGAACACCTTGAAAGATCATTTGGTACACAAGCTATTAAAATTGGTTTTGCTAACGTAGTAGATACTCGTACTTATGGAGAAAATAAAGGATTAGCTGTAAAAGGTTCTGAAATTAAGAAGAACATTATGGACGCTATTAATTCACTCTCCAGAATAGGTTAGAATAAAATAAGAAAAGAGTTCTTTACTAACGGCAAAGTAGATAATCGCAAAATAGTAAATTATCTTTAGAGATAGGCTACAAATTCAGGTATGTCTGCTGAAATAATTGCCAATTTAACAGTTGATGAAAATGGAAATATTATAGTACCAATTGAAGCTCAAAGTATTAGAGATTGGATTCAAACTAAGATAACTTCTTTTGTCAATAAAGCAGTAGTAGATGTAAATACTCCTGGTGGTTCTGCTATTCAGATGTCTTCATTTGCATATGAAGCTGTTGGTAGAAGTGTAAAAACTGATGCAGAATTAGGTTCAGCTTTTAATCAAGGAAAGAAATTAAAATTCTTAGCTAAAGAAGGTCATATGCAAGTTATACTTAGTGAAAACTTCTTTAGAGATATATTACCAGAAGAACTTAAAAGTGCAAGTTTTTATAGTAAACGCAAATGGTTAATTGATAATGGTATAATAGGTAGTAGAATGGTAGACGGTGTAGAAGTAGAATCTAAACCTTATGGTATAGGATATCGTATTCCTACACAGGGTTTGTCTTCCATGTTCTCATTCCAAGTGGCTGATATTATGCCAACTACTATTGGTGATACAATCATAGTTCCGGAAGAATTTACAGCTATGACTGGTTCTGACTTCGATGTTGATAAACTTTATCTAGCTACATATACATATAAAGATGGTAAAAGAGTAAGTTCAGACGAAAAATCGGAACAAGGTTATGTTAATAAGTTGCTAGATAATTACTCATTAGTACTGACTGACTTTACTAATATTGCTGAAACTAGAGCTTCTATTGATACATTAACAAAGATTCTTCAAAAGCAGATTCTTCCAATAGTTCAACCAAAAAATACTGTAGAAGTAAATCCTATGTATGAATTAGCTCCTTCTTTCTAGCTTTCTAGAAAGACAGAGTATACTGGTGGTAAAGCTGGTATTGCTCCATTTGCACTTAACTCTACTAATCATGCGTTAACTCAATTTACTCACCTATGTATCAATTATTCTAATGCTAATAGATATAACTTAGGTCAGTTAGATTAGGTATATGGAGAAGATGATCAACGTATTATGGACTGGTTATCAGCATTGATTAACGCCCACGTGGACGTTGCGAAAGACCCATATATTATGGCTTTGAACGTAAACTCTATTACTTATAATATGACTTCTCTACTCATTAGAGGTGGTAAAGGTGAGAATACTTTCTACTTCTTAGCCCAACCTGCATTGCGTAGGTTTACTAAAGAAATGTTAGAAAGTAAAGGTATAATAGGTGCAGAAAAAGGAATAACTGAAAGAGATAAACTTAAATCTATAGCTAAAGAATATATGACTTCTTTGAGAGAAGCGATTGTATCATTAGATGATAGTGATTCTAATAAAGCAAAGTATGCATAGTATTATAATAGTTTAGCTAGTGAATATTCACTTCCATCTATAGAAGGATATGATGCTGTTGAGGTCAATTATAATGATGTGTTTGATAAGAAAGTAGCATCTGAAGCGTTAAAAAAACCAAAAGAAGTCAATGGATTATATCAACAAGTCATATCTATTAGAGCTTATCAAGATTTGTCTTCAGATACAGAAGTTTTATCAAATTTAGTTCAATTATCACAGATTGATACTAAGAAATTTGGTAATACCTTACCGTTACAGTTAAATTTCAAACGTAGATTAAATAGATATATAGATAATTATCAAAGTAGGTTCTATATAAATGGAGCTGATAACATAGAAAAACCTATAAACTATTACTTATCTTCTACATTCCTTAAGTAGAAACTAGATGCTGGTATAAATACTCCTAGAATATTATTAAGCGGACAAGTCATAGAAGCTACAAAAGGATATAAGACAATATTTAATGCTGCATGTGACTTCTTTTTAGGTAATTCTTCAGATAAAAACACTGTAGCTGAATTATCAAAAATATTAACTACCTCACTAAGAACTAAAGCTGTAGTGAATGCAGTTGAGGACTTTAATATTAGCGATAAGAAATTCCTTAATATGTTAAGAGGACCTAAAAGTATGGCTAAAAGGTTAACTTAGATTAAAAATGATTTAAGAAAACGTAATGATTTACCAGCAATTGCGTTCAATGGTCATATTAAGAATGAGTTACTTAACTATCTACAAGAATATGCATCTGATGGTACTAACTAGAAATACGATAGAATAGTAACAGCAGATAATGCTTTAACTAATACTGCTACTTATGAAAACAGATTACTGTCAGCATATCAAGATCTACTAGACTGTGAAGATGAAAGTATAAGAAAGTTTGCTAATAGATTAGGTGTGTATGCTTACTTAACTAGTTTCGATAATAGAAGTACTGATTCATTCTTCGATGTAATAACTACTGCTTGGAAGAAACAAAAAGGTTATTCAGATGCAATTAAAGCTGCTATAGAAATACTTAATAATGATAAATTAGTAGGTATGGACTATTTTGGTTTTAATTCTGAAAACATGCAGAATAATAACTTTACAGAGTTATTTACAGAAATAGCTAGAAATGCTTATAGAAACGATAAGATAGTTAAGCCGTATCAATTAAGTAATTACGATAATAAATATGGTACATTAGTTCAAATAAAGCCTGATTCTAAACCAATGCCAGCAGTATTTAGTAGTTGGAGAGCTAATCAACCATTTATTAAGATTCAACTTAATCCTAATGATATTAATAGTTATATATTGTATCAGAAAGTAGCAACAGTATATCAAACTGATGAAAATGGTGATCCAGTAAAAAATACAAAACAATCTGTATATAAAATTATACCTGCACTTGGTACAAAAGATGATAGAAAAGTGTACTATGAATATCAAAAACAATCTGGGGAACAATCTGCATTTGAAGAAAACGCTTTACCTAAAGAAGCTATTTGGAACAATGGGCAAATAGAACCATTAGTCTAGAAATTTTTTGAACCTATGACAAATAAAAATCATACCACTTTAGTGTATGAATCTTCAGATGCTATAGTAATTAATACTGTAGAAAAACAAGAAACAGTTAGCTTTGAAGAACCAGAAATTACAACAGTAGGTTCAGATTTAGAAGCATCTAATGAAATACATAATACAGAAGATACTTAGTCTTCTACCACTTATGGAGAAACAACTGAACAAGTTTCTACAATAACAGTAGGACAAGACGATTCTGTTACGTTATCAGATATGCAAGTAGATATAGAAGATGGAACTTAGACTATAATAAGTGACGATGTATTGAATTTTACAGAAATAACTGATGATGTGTTTGGAGAAAGTCCATACTTTGATTCTATATTAAATGCTGGTATTACTCAGTATGAATAGGTACAAGATATAATTACAGATATGAATACTGGGACTGATACTGTTCAAGATATGAAATTTAATGATGAAGCTTATAAAAACTGTAAAGGTAAATAATTATGATTATATGTCCAAATTTTAGTGATAAGAATGTCCTAAAAGAATTTAATGAATTAAAAGAATTGGTAGGCGAAATTGGCGCCTACCATATCTGGAACGAAAACAATGGTAATCCTATTGATTAGACAAAAGATGGTAAGCCATCTAAGCTATTTTCAGACTTACTGTAGTATTATAATGGAGACAGAGCTGCTGCTATAAAAGGAAGAGCTAAAACCTTTACAAAAACGTTTAGTACGTGGTTTGAAGGATCTACCGCTATAGATGAAAACGGTGAACCTATTATTACAGAATTTGATGGAGATAGAGTGTTTGTTTCTGATCCAGAATATGATTCTACTAAAGAATTAACAGAGTTAGATACATCTAAAATTAAATCTGTTGATAATACTGGTTCTTTTTCCGCTTCTGACAGTAGAATAAAAGGATCAGAGCTAGATGAATCATTGTAGTATTACTTAACTAATAGTCTAGATGAAAGGTATCAACAAGATGTACAAGAATATATAGAAGCATACAGATAGTATTTTGATAAATATGATTATGCTACTAAAGAAAATCTTGAAAAAGAATTAGAAAGAGTAATACAAAAAATACACGATGGTCTTAAAGCTAGATTATATACTCTGAATAAAAAAGACACCAATGTTACAGATGAATTTAAAGCAGCTTTAACATTACAAATATCTGAATTAGAAAATAGGACAGTAGATAGAATTTAGAATATAACTAACTTTATATATAGTACTAAATATGATATATTATCTACCATAAGACAAATCAGAGATGTGGTAAATGGAGTGTAGGATAAAATGACACTAAAGTAGCTGTTGGATTTAAAACAAGATTTCTTTAATTTTTATTGTCCAATGCTAGATGAATGTGTTAATACTTTATCTGCTACAGAAGAATATAAATATATAGTTGGAGAAAATCTATATAGAAATTTATTAAAGGAAGCAAAAAGAATGCAGACTATCCTAAATGTAGGAGCTAACAATGTTAATAATATGATTACTAAGTAGTCTGCTGAAGAAATTAGAAGAATTGGTATATCTGTTAATAGTCCAACTATAGAAAATTATATATAGGAACATCAAGAAACAGTAGGTAAAGACATATTAGCTATTACTGCTTGGGTAGGAGCTGGAGATAAAATTAATGACGAAGCCATTAGAGCTTTATTTCATATAACTCAAAATGCAGAATTTGAAGTTAATAGAGCTACTTACGAAAAGTATAATAAACTAACAGAACTATTAAAAAAAGCTGGTACTTTTAATCAAAAAAAATTAGTAGAGCTTGATGAAAATGGTTTACCTACTGGATATCTAGTTAGAAAAAGAAACTATGGTAGATTTAACAATGACTATAAACAATTCTTAAAGTAGCTTAGAAGTGATTTAGGCATGTTAGATGTAGATGATTTACGCTCTGTAAATCCAACTATACGTACAGAGTATAATAAAAGAAAAAACAAATGGTTATCAGAACACTGTGAAAGAAAATATACTCCTGAATACTATGAACTATTTAACAATCTATCACCTTTAGCTGCTGATGCTAGAGAATTAGTACAAATCAAAATACACAAATTACTAGATACTGTAAAAGACGCTAATGGATTCTATGACACAAGTAAGTTATCAGAAGAAAATCAAAGTAAACTAAAGGATTTATATTTAGAAAAAAAATAGTTAGCTAGTATATATGGTATAGATGGAAAATTAAAACAAGGCGAAGAATATGAAATAGCTGTAGAACTAGCTGCATTAAATGATAAGTTGTCTAAAGGTATGGTTTTAAAATCAAATAAAGCATTATTTGATAAAATCAAGGCTGAAAAAAAAGCAAATTTATCTGAAGCTCAGTATCAAAGATGGTTATAGTATAATTCTAGAGATGAGTATACTTAGGAATTTTACGATGATCTTTCTAAAGTAGAAAGATCTGAAATAAATAATGAATCAGATAAAAAGCTATATGAATAGTTACAAGAAAGAAAAAGAGCCATACTTAAACAATTTAGAGATGATAAGACACACGAAATTGAAAAATTAATACCAGGAGTTGCTCAGGCTGAATTAGATAAAATAGATGTAGATTTATATAAGATAAGAAAAAGAAACGGTAAAAAGAAAACTACTGGATTAAAATTCAATGATATAGCTAAAGTAATACCATCTAAATTATTTTATAAACTTAGAGCTGATGCCATTGCTAATGGAACTTTAGCAGAATTTGAAATGACACATTGCAATAGAGATAGTCAAGGTAATATATATCCTAAATCTTATCTCACAACAGTTGTTCCAGTAAAAGAAAAATATATACTTAAAGAACAGCCATCTATTTACTTTTCAGAGGTAGATTAGAATTCTCCATTCGTTAATAAGAATTATAAACCAGAAGTTGAAGACCAAGGAGAATATTACTTGCCTAAATTAGAATTATATGATAATTCGGATGCATTTAACAAAGTATCTTCAAATGAAGATTTACATGAATTATACAAAGAATGTGTGAATACTCTTAAAGAATCAAATAGCAAACTTACTAATCTTACTAATTTAAGTTCATATAGATTGCCACAAATATCAGGTTCTATGTGGAGATATGTTAGAGCTAGAGGTTTTGAAGGTTTTAAAGAATATTGGAAAGATAAAGTATCTACTAGAAATGACGATACTGGTTTAAACGATGAAACAGTAGATACTGGCACAGATAAATTATATTTTGTTCCACAGAATTATGTTAAAAGTCTGGATGATCCTTCTACTATTACAGCTAATACTGTTGGCTCTATAGTAGAGTATTTTAAAATGGCTGAAAACTTTAGAATAAAAAGTGAACTCAAACCTAAAACCGAAGCTATCTTACAATTTATAGGCAATCGAGACGTTAAAAGTAAGTACAGAGGGAGAAGTAAAAAAGGATAGGAATCTAATATATATAAGTTTGCTAAAAGTTTCGTAGAGATGAATATATATGACATTAAGACTAAATCTGCTATATGGGATATCAAAGAAAGAGATTACTCTATACTAGGATTTAAAGGTCATATAAAACCTAGAAAAGTTAATTTTACTAAATTAATGCTAGGATTAAAAGCATTAGGAACTACCGTAAATCTAGGTTTAAATATTATATGTGCTACTACCGGCTTTTTTACGGCAGTTTATAATGATATAATTAATTCGCTTTCTGGTAGGTATTATAGTTTTGGAGATAGTATTAATGGTGCTAAAGCTTTGATTGTAGACTTATTTAAAAATAATTTCAGTTTACTTAGTGATTATCACAATAGTACATAGATGAAACTAATGGAATATTTTCAAGTAGGTGCTGAAATAAAAACAGATAGACTTAATCTATCTACTTTTCAAAAACAAATAGCTAGAAACTGGGCTTTTGGAGTATACTCTTTAAGTGATTATGTCGTAAAGGGTCATATACTAAATTCTGTTATGTACAACTATAGATACGTAAATGGAGAGTTTCTTAGTAGCGAAGAATTTAAACGTAAATATAGTAACGACGAAGTAATGTTAAATCAATGGAACACATTTAGATCCTCTAGAGATTTAGTAGAGTATAAAAATGGAAATATCGTAACCAAAGACCCTGCTTATCAAAAAGCCTGGGATGCTAAAAAAGAAACCATTGGTAACACTGCTAGAAATTTAGCTCAATCTGCTGATGGTTAGCTTACTCCACTATAGAAAACTATGTTAAGTAGTAATATTATAGGAAGTTTAGTAATGATGCATAGACAGTTTATGCCTATTATACTTCAAGAAAGATGGGTATAGAATAGACAATGGGATTATAGTTCTCAAAGATATAAAGAGGCTTTGTTTAGAGTTCCTTTTAGTATTATTTCTGCAATAAGAAGAGATACTAGGAATATTAGTTTATGGTAGAAGTATATGTAGAATTCTACATACGATTAGCGTAGAGTAATAAGACAATTATCTTTAGAACTAATAGGTGTACATATATTGCATTTCTTCTTAATGCCAATAGCAAAGGCTTGGGCAGATGATGATAAAGATAATATATTAAAACAATTATTAGCTTTTGCTTTAGTAAGAACAGATTTTGAAACTATGATGTCTTCTACCCCTTGGGCAATCCAAGATGCTATCTCAACTATCAAAACTCCATTCCCCATTTATAGTTATTATGATAACTTTTCTGGATTAATTTCTACTGTACCAGCATGGGTACATAATCTGATTAATAATGAAGATGAAAAAATAGATAGAGGCGCTTATAAAGGTTTTTCTCCTACTTTTAAATTTGGAATGAAAATAACTCCGTTTAAAAATATATGGGAATTATAGGATATACCTTCTAAAAGAAGATATTACGAAACTCAAATTGCAAATAGAGATTCTGATTAATGAAAAAGGCTGGATTATTTCCAGCCTTTTATTTTTAACAAGTACAAGTATAATCAGAGCAAAAGTCATTTGACTTAAGCAAATCATCAAATTGATCTAAGTAGTCTTTCCAAATAACAACTAAATCTTTTACATCTAAATAACTATCAGTAAATCTACCTTTTTTACAGAATTCTAATTCTTGTATTTTATCTTTACTAACTTTAAATGAAAAGACAATATAAGATTGTTTATTTATAGTATAAGGAAACCAGTTATAATATGTTTTATTACAACTGATTTCCTCTATTTTTTTAGATAGTTCATAATGACTACTAAACTTATAAACTAAATATAATTTTCCTTCAGAATTGTCTCCTTTCAAATTTGTATACATATTTACAAATGCTGGACAATCAAAGTAAGATATTTTTGCTTCTATAAAATCACTTAAAAATATTAAGCATTTATTATAGTTCTTCAACACCATCACCTTCGTAGTATTCTACTGAGTGATCCCATTGATCTGTACTGATATGATATGAAATTTTTTGTAAAGAATTGTTAATTAAATCAATTTTCTCACTGAGTAATTTATCATTTTTCATGTTAAACACTCTAATTTGATTTTCAGAATCTTTACCAATAGCAATAATATATGCTTCAAAATCATATTCTTCAGAATTAAGATTTAATATCTCTTGCATATACCATTGAATTGCTAATCCATAATAAGCAATTTGTCTGTAATAATCATATTCTTCTACAGAATGTGCAAAATCATAGACATTTACAGTTGTTTTTAAGTCAATTAGAATTATCTTCTTATTAACATGATCAAAACATACTCTATCTAGTAAAGATTTACATTTAATATTATTGATTCTATTAACTTGCCAGTTAATATGAAATTCATTATGAGTTTCAAAAGTAGATGGTAAATTAAAAAGCAATTCATTTGCTTTCTTATGATTCTGAATATTTTCCTTAATCTTCTTAAGCATTTGTAAATCAGCAAAACTAATTATCTTCTTATTATCATCTTTCTTACTCAAGTATTCTAAGTAATCTTGATAAATCATAATAAGACCTTCAGCTTCTTCAATACATTTCTCATCAGATTTCTTATTACTATAAGCTTTTTTATAAGCTAATAGTTTAAGCTTATCTTGAGATTCTAATGGATTTACTTGTATAAGTCTATGATACTCATCTAATAAATCCTTTTGCTGCTTTACTTTAGGTGTTGCAAAATCAAGAATAATATAATCTTTCCAGAATTCATCTGGTTGAAGTAAATATTCATGTATCATAGTTCCTTTTTCAAGAAAAGAAAAATTCATTCCTTCTTCTTTTCCATCAAGCATATCACGAAAATATCTAGGACCTCTTTTAATAAACCATCCTATTGCAGAATTGCTTACTCTACTATTATCTTCGTAATAAGGAATACTAATATCCATCTTATTTTTTAACATACTCTATAATTACTTTTTCTTCTATAGCTTGTATTTCTATAGTATCATCAATAACATTATTGAACATTGCTTCAATCACAATACGTTCATTATCTGTAACAATTCCTTCTACTTTCATATTTAATCCTCCATGTCGCTAATTACAGCTGACTCAGGAACTTCTGCCGAAGTATCCCAAACTACTTCATCTTCTTTATCTTGTTGTAGTTCAACTTCTTTAAATGTCTTAAGCCAATCTGCTACATTATTATTGTATGCTTGACTAATAAGTTTATCCAAGAATGCTTGTTCTACTTGTTTCTTTTCTTTTTCTGTCATAATATCTAACACTACAAATTCATAATTCTTTTTAAAACTATAACAATTATTCAATCTAGAACAATTGTATCTTCCAGAATTTATATCACTAGATCCATCATGCCAATGCCCATATAAATGATATTTACTCTTTCCAAAGGAGAAAACATCTAGAGCTTCATTACAAAATGGATTATCGTGTGTTAGTAGTATATCACACTGTGGTATATCTTCATAAGTATCAAATCTACTAAATGCCCATCTGTCCTCTTGAAATTCAATTGGTTTAATCCAAGGAGATCCGTAGAATTTAATACCTTCATATATATACATTTCATCTATAAGAAATACTAATTTGCCTTTAGATAAAACTTGCATATAATCTTTAAAAGAATTCCATTCATTTAATTTATACTTATATTCTAAGTAAAAATCATGATTACCTGGTATGACAACTACCTTCTTACAAGGTAATTTATCTATCCATTTTATGAATTTTGTTTCCCACCAATGTTTAGATGCTTCAATATTTCTTTGAGCATTTAATGTTACTATATCACCACATATACATAGTATATCACACTTAGGTATATTCTCAATGAGATTACCATGTATATCACTTATACCGCATATTTTCATGTTTATATAAGTTAAAAGGCTAGAATATATCTAGCCTTATTTGTTCTCACGCTGCATTACAACATTCACAATCGTCATATACATCATTACATTCGTCACAGTCATCACATTCATCATCGTATTCTACAGTATCACTAACTTTAGTTGGTATGTTTTCAGTAGAGATATTCATAATGTTTATAATTTCCTGAAGGCTAATGTCTTCATCTTCTAGCATTTTGACTTCACTCATGAAAGAAACAATGTTATCCATAGAAAGCAGTTTAATATTTTCTTTACAGAATTTTACCACTTCTTCTTTGTTCTTAATACCAAAATCATCAGCTAGCATAGGTAAGAATGCAGCATTTTCATCAGGAGAATATCGACGTAAATAACGAACACGTGAACAACGATCTTGCATATACTGACTAACTTGGCTTAAGTCATTGCAAGTCATAATTACTAGTTTCTGTGCAGTCTTTTCAACTCCATCTAAGAAATCTAGCATATACTCAGTTTTGAAGTTCTTTTCAACTTCGTCAAACAAAACACATACTGGAGTAGTAAAGGACTTAAAAAACTTAATAAGTTTACCTTCTGGATAATCAGGATTAACTACAATAATAGGTAAACCTGATTCCTTAGCTAATATTTTTGCCATTACAGTCTTACCTGTACCTTTAGTACCAGCTAGCATTACACCAGTAGTATTTGTATTTGCTTTATTAAAATAGGTTATAATACGCTTCTTAAATACGTCATCAGTTTTAGTAGAATAGATTTTCTTTGGTAGATTTAATTCACCATTCTCCTTAAATATAGGTGAATCTTCCCATCTATTCCAACTCAGATCATATACTTTACCAGGTATCAAATCATAATCAGCACCTTTAGGTTTTGCAATTATCTGTTCTCCTATTTTAATAAATTCGTTCTTTGCCATAATCTGAAAATTTAAGATTTTAATTTGTTGATTAATTCATCAACTTGTTTTTTATTCTTTACTAAGTAAAACTTAGTATCTGGTTCATTCAAGCTTAAATAATACTTGAATAGTTTTTCTCTGTTTGCCCAAGAATCTGTAGCAAATCCTTTGCATTCTATAACAAAACCATCTCCTACAAAATCTGGTAAATAAGTAATAGCTCTAACTGTAGAGTTATTATATGCAAACTTAGGAAGTAAAGTATATCTATGCTGTTCATATTCGGCTGATATACCTGCTTCCTTTAGTTTCTAATATGTATAAGCTTCTAACTTAGATCGAAATACTATTCCATCTATTTCTTGTTTAGTAGCATTACGCACTTTCTTGTTTAAGACTTGTTTTAGCATAATTAATATAATGTTGCATACTATCACTAGTTATTTTAAACGTTTCAATTCTTTCAGAGAAATTACCATTTTCATCCGTAAATCCTACTGAATGTAAGAAAGAATAATCTTTGTTGTGTTTAAAAGCTTTAAACATTTCTTTAATCGAATTTCCTATAAACTTGCGTTTTTTATTCCATTCAATAAATTCTCCATGCAACAACACACTTACTAATTTGATTGGAATCAATAATAACTTTCCAAGTATCAGAGCTAAATCAAAAGGTAATGCTATTACTTTACCTATAGTTTTTAATAGTTTCATTTAACCAATTTTTTATTTCTTCAAAGCTATTTGCTTTAACAGCATCAGATACATCTTTAGCTTTGAATTTTTTGTTAATAAACATTGCTTCTAAGCCTGTTTCTCGGCTTAATTTGCGACTTCTTTTTACTCCAGCAGTATCTCTATCAAATAGTATTATAATACGCTTAAAACGCGTCTTAAGTTGCTCTAATACATCTTTAGGTAGAAATGTACTCTCTGAAGATGGAGAAACTGCCGGATAACCCATCTCATGCAAACACATAACATCTTTCATGGACTTTGTGATAAATAGTATATCACCTTTTTGAGGCAACTGCTCATAGCCTTGGATATCATAGTCTGTAAGATTGTTTCTCCACTTAGTATATTTATCTGCTAGTGGTCTATATATCTTAAAGTTATTATAGACCTTATATGCATACATTGGATTTTCTCGTTTATAAGTACCCTTTACTATTCCATTACATAAATAATATTTAATACTATTTACATTGAATTTCTTTAGAGTATTTATAGAAATATTGAACTGTTTCCAGTAATTGATATCTACATCAGTAAATTCCTGACGTACTACACCAATTACTGTTTCAGTTGGCGGTATATATTGCTTAGAGCTAACGAGTTTGGTGTTATTAGTAATGTTTAACTTATCTACTATATCAGATAGTATATCATTATATTCTGTTTTACCAGTAAATAATGATACAAATTTAATTACATTACCACATTCACCTGTTCCATGATCTTTAAAAAGTAGTTGTTTAGTACGTTTACTATAGTAAATACCAAAGGATGGATTTTTATCCTTCCTAAATGGACTATTGTATATCATACCTACTTTAAATTGACCTATATATTTTGCATATATATCATATTCTGTTACTTTAGAAAGTATCCAATCTAGAGTAATGTTATCTGGGAGTTTTGCTCGCTTTCTACTATACATATGCAATCTGTTTTAGTTTGCTACTAGTCGTGGAATCGAACCACGCCTATCCAGAGATAGATTTTTATTTCTGCTGTGCAGGCTCACGCTTCCATAAATTATCTAATATCCTTAAATTGATAGTGCCATATAGGATTGTAACAGATCCTCCTAGTAGTTGAAACTATTCTTCTTTATCAAATAGTTTCGATATTCTTTTTATAGTTCGTTCTGCATCTTCATCAGTTAAAGCTTCACCTGTCTGAACGTAGATATCAGAAGTTGTTTCTTTCTTCATTGGTCTAACTGAATGTCCGTATCCCCAATTCATTTTAAATTTAGCATTCCAGAATTTAAACATCCAGTATCTAAAGAACCAAGGAGATATTGCTGTAAGTATTTGTCCTTTAATTAAAGGATCTTCAAACTTCTTAATTATAACTTCAACTCCAAGAAATCCTATAGGTTCTCCGTTAAAATAACCAGGATCTTCATTATCTGCATATGCAGATATTTGAACACGATATCCTTGGGATTCTAGCATATCTATTATTCTCATAGCAGTATATGCACGAATCATAAGATTTTCAGCTGAACACCAGCAATTCTCACATATAGAAATATGAAGCTTAACGAACTTACCAGTACCTATACCATGTGTAGGTATTCTTTTCTTTAGGCAAGGTAGACCTTCTATATACCGATCAAAGTTCATATCATCTCCATCAGAATCATCGTATTTATATTTATGTTTACGACCTCCTAGATTTATATCCTTTTCTATTTTCTTTAAATTATCTAGACCTTTGGTATAACTATATTTAGAATCATATATTTCTGCTGTAGATAATCCTCTAAAACTAGGATCATCGTTACTTTCAATATTATTTATTTCAGCAGGATCACCTCCTTCAATATTGTCACATTCTCTATAAAATTCATCTAATGAATTTATATTAATATTTAAATTCAGTTTTTTCATTACGCTGCCGTTTTAAATTTTGCTGTTACAGTAGAATTTGAAAAATCTTTACGTATAGCTTCAATTATTGAAGCAGTACTTTGTTTAGTTTTATTTTCTTCTACTTTTTGAATATATTGTTTTACTATATTCTTTTCAGTATCAGACCAGTTGATGATAAGCATGTCTTTCCAGTCTAACATACCTACTTTCTTCATCTTTTCTGCTGCTTGAATCATACGAGTAGAAGCAATACGACGTAATGAATTTATTTTAATACAGTTGCGTAGTAAATAAATATAATCTACTACTTCGTGATCAAATTGTGACTCATATTTAACAGAGTAATCTACTTCAATTATTGCTCCAGTAAAACGGTCAATTGTTGAAGCGTCTAATTGGTTATTAGCAACATACTGACGATCTGCTCCATTACCAAAAGTATTTGATGTAGCAATAATGATACATTCAGGATGTCGTAAGACAGTACCTGTAGTAGTCTCTATTTCACCGTTTGCTAATGCTGCATTAATAACCTGTGCTACAGATGGATCGAGCGCAGTCATCTCATCTATAAGGATTATTGACTTCTTAGCATAGAATTCAGCAAACTTAGTTGCTTCACGAGTAGGATATTTATATCCTGTAAATTCTGTTGCAGAAGTACCAATACCACAAGAGATACATAAGTAAGGGACATCCAGTTCTTTAGCTGTATTACGAGCTATAGTTGATTTACCACAACCAGCTGGACCAACCATCCAGATATTATTCATACCTGCTTTAATTAGATTTTTAAGCTTGTCTTCTGGTTCTAGTGAACTAAATGAAAATTGAATTTTCTTCAATTCTTCTTTTTCCTTTTCTTCTTTCTCTTTCTTTTCAAATTCTTCTTTTAATTTGTTAAGTAATTCTTTGATTTCTGTTTTACTTCCAAATTGTTCTAGTGCTTTTTTCTCTATTTGTTTCTTTTTTTTAAGGTCTGTTATATTAGCCATTTTAATAGCTCCACTACACACTTTGTACTCTTGTCCAGTACAATTTGTTATAGTATATTCTCGAGATTGCCCTTTCTTTCCTTTTACTTCTGAAGTCAATACTAAGAAAATACCTTGTTGTGCTTGTTGTTTTCCTTTAGAATTATTATATTTTATACTACCATAAAATCTATCTCCGGGCTTTAAATCATGAACATCTGTATTATGATTAACTAAGGCGTTATCTTCATATGTATTATCTTCTTGATTTTCAATCTGCTCATCATGCTCTGTAGCTTCAGATGCATCAGTATCTTGAGTTTCTGTAGTTAAATCTTTAGGATCTTTTAACTTCTGTTCTTTTGCGCTAGACTTTGCAGGTTGATCTTTTTCTATATCTTGAATATGTTCTATTTCTACCATGATGATTTGTTTTAATGATTAAAAAAGAATAAGGGTAGCTTTTACACTACCCTTATTTATTAATAATGATCTACTTTATATTAAAATGGTAGATCGTCTGTTTTATCTGTAAAAGCTTGTGTATTAGTAGTAGATGAAGTTGCACTAAACGGGTTATCGTTTTTTACTTCTTTATCTGCTACAACAGGCTTTGTAAATTGGTCAATATTTAGCATAGTAATAGAAGATGATCGACCTTCTGGCAATTCCATAGGCTCAATAAAAGTATACTTAGCATAATTAGGCAAAGTAGTATATCCTTTATCATTATATACTATTTTTGCTCTAAGTTTTTTACTCTTATCTACTTTGTTCAGCATATCAGTAATCCACTGAGCAAACTGTTCAAAGCTTTCTCCATTAAAGTCAAGCTCTTCATCCTTATAGTAACAGTTAAGTATCTGCAACATACGAGAATACTGTTTATCCATTTTTGTTTGAAGCTGTTCCTCTGTAGTTACAAATCCACCAAGTGTAGGTTTCCATTCTGTATGAGTTAATGTTGCTCCATCTTTCTCAAAAACAATTTCTAAGAATTGATTACCATTAGGAGAAACCTCTGTTTTTACACTCTTCAATACTACATTTTCAATAATACCAGCGGGAATATACTTAATATCACTTTTGCTAATACTTGCTGCACGTTCTTTACTATATGTCATAATTTCAATATTTTTAAGTTTTTAAATCAGGCTGCACACTCGTCTAAATAAATTTTATCCCAGTGAACTTTAATATCATTATTTTCATCGCTTTCTGCGATAACTATCTTCTTACCTCGTAAGTGAGGAGCTCTAGCTTCTCTTACTGAATTATCTCCACCTTCAAAAGATATAATAGTTTCGTTCTTTTTACGATAGACATAACCAACAGCATCTGCTTCGCCACATACTATATCACCTAGTTTTCCTACTAAATCTAGTGCCATTTCTGATAATTCTTCTCCTTCTTTATTAATCATTTTTTCTTTAGTATGACCAATAAGAATAAAATTATCACATAGATTACGAAACATATCTATTACTTTTCTAACTGCCATGCGAAGATACATATATCCACTACCATTTGGTAATGTACGTATATCATCTCCATTATAGGATTTACCCATTGGAGTTTGACGATATAATACCTTAGCATAACCTAGACACATTTCTTCTAATCTAGTAGCATTATCTATAGCAATATATTTGTAAGGTTTGTTACCAGTTTTAGCTGCTTCTTCACCAATTGCTCTAGATATATTACCTAAGTCTTCAATAGTACGAGCTTGAATAGAGAGAGCTTCTAGAAATTCTGAACCCCCCTCTAAGTCTATAATAAGACAGTTATCAAGCTTTGATAATAAAGTAGTTTTACCTGATTTAGGTCGACCAAACAAGATTAAGAATCTTGGATTGTTAACCTTTGGTTTGTTTTTCTCTTTTGGTAGTATTAACATATTAAAATAGGTTAACACTTTACCTGTGAGATTCTGAAATTATCTGACAAAAACTGAAATTTTACACAATGTAAAGTTATTCGTTATTCATTGTTGAGAATATTGTTAACAGTAGTACTGTTACTAATATTAATAATAACATTTACTATATTATTTTTATCTGCTTTACGATAGTTATTCAAAAACAGACTAGGATTATCAATAGGAATGATTGTATAACCAATCTGAATAAACTTCTGGTAAATACGTACAGGTTGACCCATGTAAGTAAAATCGTAGCCACGATCTTCTTCATAGTCTTCCATGATCTTAGCATATTCTGCTAGTCGTTTCAATGCTAAATCAAATTCTGAAATAGCATCATATTGACGCAACTTAAATGCTCGATTTGCGAACGGACATGTAAGTGAATTATCATATGAACATGTCGGTCGATAATATTTTTTATTGAATGCAGAGAAATGTGCATTTCGATTGCATCCAAAACATAGCAAGTCTTCAGGACCTGCATATGATACACTATATTCCGGATCTTCCGGAGTGTGAATTCCATACCATTTAGCAAACGGTAAGCGGTTTTTAACTTCGTTTAATATACGATTTTTCAAAGAACCCTGAGGGTCAATATTTTGTTTCGGAAGTTTAATTGTAAAACCTTTCATAATCAGCCTTTTTTAATTTGTTTAAATACTACTTTTTGTTCTTCAGCACTTGCAGTATTTGTTTCAATTAGATTGCCATATTGAAGTTCGTTTTCAAATTCTAATATACATGGTTCACCATCTCTTACTTTTAAGAAATGCATATAAACCTTATTTTTTACAGGTAGACGACGTACTCCATATATAGCTAGATTAAGTATCTCTGGTCTGTGAACAGCAATAACAAAATCACTAGCTTGAAATATTGCATCAGATGCTGATAAATCACTTCTCATTGGAAAGTGAGTGCTTGGATTATTAATTCTATCAGGACTTTCAATATTACGATTCATCTGTGAAAGCTGTATTATACTAGTATTAGAAAGTTTTTTCTTCTGTATAAACATTTTCTGTAAATCGACTATTGTACTTCTTTCTCCACCTTCTCCATTTACTAAGAGAACATGGTCTAATACTACTATTAGCCAACGACCGTTAGCCACAGTATTATGAAAGTAATCTATAGTATTACCTATTTCTTCTACATTACATACTTTATCAACAAAGTATATATTGTATTTCTTAATGGTTTCAGCTGCCGATTCAGCTTTTAATAAGTCTTCATCACTAAGTGTTTCTACTGAACTATATAATTCAGATACAGTTTTCTTAGTTTTATTACTTATTACACGACCAACATTTCTGTAGTCTACCATTTCTAAACTAAAGTATAATACTACGATATCCTGATTAGGATTAAGATCAATCAAATCCATTACTAACATATTTGCAACTGAGCTCTTACCGCTACCTGATATACCAGCTATAGTAAATATCATATTTGGTTCAATTCCACCAGTGGCTTTATTGAACTTATCCCATCTGGTTTTTAATGATACGATACTATGATTTTTTCTAGCTTTAATGTAGTTTATGGATTTATTTGCTACCTGAGATATTGACTCAAAAGGTAGTATTTTAACGGCATTCTGTTCCGTATTCTCCATAACTTACAGGTGTTTCAGATTCATAACTCATTTGCTCTTCAATAACCTCCCACTCATGTTGAGTGAGCCATTTCCACATCGTCTTCATATAACCTATTTTACCAGTTATCATTTTGTTTTCAATTTCAAATTGAAGACATTGAAGAAGGTGTTCGTGCATTGCTCTAGATTTACCCACAATACGGTTATATTCTTTACGACATTTATTTATATTAGATCGTAAAAAACCTTTAGTACCATCTGGTCTTAAAACATACACTGGAAATACTTCATAGAACTCATCAAACCATGTCTTATCTTGTTTTGTACTTGACAATAGTTTTTCTGTAGGACTATAAATTTTATTATCTCCTGAAGTAGTAAAGGAGATAAGGTCATTGTCGATTAACTCTTGTATGTCGTTTTCACTTATTCGGCTGAGAAACTTGTGAACGTCTTGATTATTACTTTGATTATCATTCAACACAAGAGTTAAAAATACTAACTGATTAATTGATATTTCTCCAAAAATATCTAATAATGTTGTATCTAATTCTAGTATCATAATATAGTACTTTATGAACCAGTCTCTTGATACAATATGATAAAAATCTGTTAAAACAGACTTAGTTGTTTTGTTTTTAAGGTTGCTATTATTTTATTAGCTTCTGTTATATAATAATTATAATTTATTTTAGGATCATCTTTTAAATCATCAAAATTGTTTAGTAAAGTAATACCAGATGCTGTTAACATATTCTGATATTTCTTTATTCCATTTTCAATTTTCCATTTGTATAAAAAATATCCATTTGTTGATGCATAAAATCTATTTGTTCTTTGTTGTTTTATACCATTATATTCAACTGTCCATTGTTTACCTGTTTTTTCAGATATTAAAAATTTAGTAATATCTTTAATAGTTGGAATAAAGTTTTGTGGTTTTATTCCTTCAAGAAAGAATTTTTCTACAGCTAATGGTATAATTGTAGGAGTTAACCCTTTTCCTAAAATAGTTTTAGTTAAAAATGTTCCTTTTTCTTTTATACCATCTTTTTGTTTACCAAAATAATCATTTACAGCTAATTGATAAAAACATTCAAATTCTTCAGTTTCAAATGTTAATTTACTTATTTTTTCAAAGTTTTTAATAATTTGCTGTAATTCATTATATTTAGCTTTTTTAATACTGTATAAAACACCATCTGTATTTACTTGGTAAATAGTAGCTCCTAATTCTAAAAGCTTCTCACAGAGCATTAAAAGCAGTAATTGACCATTCATTCTAATTTGCAAAACTGCGAATGGAGAATATAACCAACTATATTCATTTTGATAGTTGCCCGTAACAGAGTTTAAAGTTAATTTCTTAGTATCTGCTTCTAATTTTCGTTTAGCTTTTTTAGCATCTATTCTTTCTGTATATACTTTGGTATATATATCTAAAAATACTTCTTTATTTAAATGAGGTGGAATAAAACCGTATTGAATAATTAGACTAGGATATAGTGAATTAGCATCAGAATCTAATAATAATTCGTCTTCTTTTGGAATTATTATTTCAGGTTGATTTATACTGTGTATGCCACCAACTCCAATAGAAATTTCTAAATTATTTAATAAAAATTTTTTATTCCAACCATTTCTACCTGGTGAAACAGTTAAACTTTTCATTTCAGTTAATAAATTCTTAAGTATTTGGTTTTTAAATTCAATATTAGGAAGTATTACGTCTTTCAATGGTATAAAATCCATTGGACTACGTAGTTCTTCTAATTGTTTTTTATCAATTCCTGTTTTAGATATATATTCTTTTTGAAGTATATCTACTCCAATACCTACTCCATCTTTTGAAAGACAGTTTATATGGTAATTATCTTCAATATTTATTCGTAATTGGATATCTTTTTCACATCGTTTGAGTAATTCATAAGTAGATAATACATCGTTTATATTATAATTAACCATATTATCTATTTCTTGTAATGCTAATGGAGATTGCCAATCACAATTAAATTCTTGAACATTTTTATACATCATTGTTACTTGCATTTCTTTTAAAGAAACTCGTAACGCTTTACTATATAACATAGTAAGTAAATCTAATGTTAGAAAATTTTTAGCATATTTCCAACGTTTCCAACTATCAATATTATCTTTGTCTTGTGTAATAATATTTGATAAATTGAATATAGATTTACATATTTTACTATACGTATACTTAGAATTAGAGAAAAACTCAATGCAATAATTTATTATAGGGTTATCATAATGGGTATTATTATAACCTGCAAAGTATGCGTCTTCTGTAATAAATAATTTACACATATTTTCAATATTGTTTTTTCTTTCAGAACATTCGTATTTTACTAATTTTTCTGTTTCAGTATTTAGTAAAGTACAATGAAATACGTTTTGAAATACTTCAATATCATAGACATATACTGTTTTTCCTCTTATCTTCATAGCGTATAAAT